CATTGTCTACCGGTCTAAACGTTGACGAAGCAAGCACCACTTTCGCTGGTGTTCTAAACGGTAAGTACAAAGTGTATGTTGATCCATACTCTGCTAACCAAGCAAATACTCAGTTCTTCGTAACTGGTTATAAAGGTACTTCCGCATTCGACGCTGGTCTTTTCTATTGCCCATACGTGCCGCTAGAAAAAGTTCGTGCTATCGATCCAGCTACCTTCCAACCAAAAATTGGTTTCAAAACCCGTTACGGCATGGTTGCTAACCCGTTCACTAGCTTGTCTTCTGGACAAAACATCTACTACAGAAAAGTCGCTGTGACAAATCTAATGTAAATTGATAAAAAATCCAGCATAGACTGGATACTTTAAAGGACCCTTCGGGGTCCTTTTTTTATGCCATATGAAAACTACCATCTTCTCGATATACTCGTTTCTTTCCACGTTTACCTTCTGATATTTTATTTTTAACATCATCTGATCGTTCAACGCCTTTTAATGGAGACGGTTTGCCTTTCATTGAATTGCTAATTTTTAGTTTAGTCTCTTCAGATTTTATTAATCCCAATTGATATAAACTAATTTTTAGTTTAGTCTCTTCATTCATAGGCTTTCCAACATGAGATTGTCTATTCTTCTCATTAGCTTCTTCGCTGTGCGACTTACCCCTAAATGAACTAGGTTGACCTTTACGACCTTTACTAATGTTAGCTTTCCACGATTCAATATCATGGGTTTCACGGGTATAACCAGATATACCTTTGTTCCAAGGCACGTCGATAAAGATAGGGATTAGATGACCGTCTTCTTCTAGTTGACTATAGTCAACACTGAAAGTCTTAAGAGACTCAAAGACGTCTGTAGATGGTGAATAAATATTCATGCTGGCATTCCTTATTAATGTTAGAATAGGTGGGAATTGGCGTTCCGTGACCTATACCTATTTATATAAGATGAGCTTCGGTCTCCCTTTTTTTCGTTATAAATAATAGTATGACTACAATACTTTCTACTCAAATTCCAGAGAACGTTAATCCATTATCGCCTAATGGATACCTGTTCACACTTCAAAGATTGTCAACATTAAGTTACTTTTGTCAAGAAGTATCTTTGCCTGCTATCACTCTACCTGAAGCAACGCAATCAACACCATTTTCTAAAGTTCCATTATCAGGTGATCAGATCGATTTCGACACGCTTAGAGTTCAGTTCTTAATTGATGATAAAATGGAAAACTATAAAGCAATTCATAATTGGATTATAGGATTAGGATTCCCAGAAAATTACGCACAGTATACTACTACTATTGGCAGTGCCGTTCCGGCAGCAATGAGCGAGGTTGCAAAATCATCTTCAGATGCTACGCTAGTTATACTTGGAAACGACAACAATGCTATACAAACTATTCAGTTTGCAGACTGCATCCCACAGAGTTTAGAAAGCATAACATTTACATCTACGAATCAAGATGTAACATACTTAATTGGAAGCGTAAACTTCGCGTATTCTTATTACAGATTCATTTAATTATTAGCCGAAAGGCTATCACTGAAATACATTATGAACATTGAAGAACTCCATGACCTTTGGGACGTTGATTGCAATATCAACAGTGATCACCTTGATCGTGAATCAGTTAAGAGCCCACAACTCCACGCAAAATATCTACGCCTTCTTATTCAACATAAGATGAAGTTGTCTGCGCTTACAGCAGAGTATAATACCCTACGACAAAAGAAATTCCGCTACTATCGCGGCGAGATGGGTAAGGACGAACTCATCGAATTGAATTGGAAGCAATGGCAAGGTATCAAACCACTAAAGAATGAGATGGATGAATTCCTTGAAGGCGACTCAGATCTTAACAAGATCAACATAAAGAGTGCATATATAAAAGGAATGGTAGAAGCTTTAGAGTCTATCCTTGGTCAAATAAAATCCCGTGATTGGCAAATTAAAAATGCTATCACCTGGAAACAATTCGTTGCTGGTGCATAATGATTACAATTGAGAAGATAAACAACGTTCACTTACGGATCTATTCAGATCCTTCAATCACACAAGAACTATCGGAATTCTTTACCTTTCAGGTAGAGGGTTATAAGTTCACGCCTGCTTACAGAAGCGGACAGTGGGATGGGAAGATTCGCATGTATGATATGCACCGTAAGACGCTATACGTTGGTCTTCTTAAATACGTTATCGCTTTTGCAGAACGTAACGGATATGAAATTAAGTACAACAATGAAGTACTGCCTGCAAACACAATCACTCGTGAAGAGATAGTCGAATACGCTAAGTGGTTAAACCCGTGTTCTCGCGGTGTACCAATTGAGATCTACGACTATCAGGTAGACGCCGTCCATAAGGCACTAACGGATGAACGTGCTCTATTGTTATCTCCTACTGCATCGGGTAAGTCATTTATCATCTACACTACGATGAGATGGCACCTTGAGAACAAAAAGAAGTGTATCGTTATCGTTCCAACTACATCATTGGTTGAACAACTATACGCAGACTTTGCGGATTATTCTTCTGTTAACGGATGGAGAACAGATCGTCACTGCCAGAAACTATACAGTGGATTCACTAAGGATGTACAAGCAGACGTGTTGATCACCACATGGCAATCAATCTATAAGCAACCCGCTGCCTGGTTCAATCAATTCGATGTTATCTTTGGCGACGAGGCTCATAACTTTAAAGCTAAGTCTCTTACTTCAGTCATGGATAAGATGGTTAACGTGCAATATCGTATAGGTACTACTGGTACACTCGACGATAAGAAGGTACACAAGCTTGTTCTAGAAGGAATCTTTGGACCAGTTCATAGAGTTATTTCTACTCGCGAGTTAATGGATTCAAACAGAGTTGCAAACCTTAAGATAACTTGTATCGTACTAAAGTATGATGAGACATCTTGTAAGATCATGAACAAAGCTCAGTATCCAGATGAGATTAACTTTATCATTGGACACGAGAAGCGCAATAGATTCATTCGTAACCTTGCATTAAACTGTGAAGGCAATACGCTGGTGTTATTCCAAATGGTCGCTAAGCATGGCAAGATTCTACACGAGATGATTGCTGCTAAAGCTGGTGATAAGAGAAAGGTATTCTTTATCTACGGTGGAACTGATACGGATGCTAGAGAAGAAGCTCGTAAGCTTATGGAGAATGAAACAGACGCTATCTGTATCGCTTCATTCGGTGTATTCTCAACGGGTATAAATATTCCATCGATAGAGAACGTTATCTTTGCTTCACCAAGTAAGTCTAAGATTCGTAATCTACAATCTATTGGTCGAGGATTAAGACTGAAAGAAGGTAAGACTCATTGTAATCTATATGATATCAGTGATGATCTACACTGGAAGTCTTATAAGAATCATACTCTTGGTCACTTAGCAGAAAGACTAAAGACGTATTCTGAAGAGAAGTTTGTCTATAAGATTGTTGAGGTTCCAGTTGAATGAATATGTAGTATTTAAACTAATCTCTGGTGAACAGATGATTGGTACATTATTGAACGATATCAGCGAAGGAATCGTTGTACTAGATCCGATAATTGTAAAGATGGTACATGTCGTTAGAGATGGCGAACATGTAGAACAAGCTATTACATCTAGATTCTGTCAGTTTGCAGAAGACAATATATTTGCTTTCCATCATAGGAACCTAATCTATAAAAAGAAACTAGATCCTAATATGGTGCAATACTATGCTCGTATTATTAAAGCACTAGATGCTGAAGACAATAATATGCAACCAGCCAAAGCAGAACAGGTTGATATACCAAAGGATAGAATTCTTCATTAATCTGAAATCCATAGATTTATTATACCATCGGTTCTCACGGCTGTACAATCTAATTAATCTAATTGCAATCTAATCTTGATTGTACATGTCCCAATCTTTAGTGTATAATTGAGTAAACACACTATGGAATTCTAATGGCAACCCACTACGTCAATAACGCCCAGATGCTTGAGTCTATCAAGGATTATCGGGAAAAACTACTAGCTGCTAGAGCTAACTCCACAGACCTCCCGCGTATCCCAGAATACCTTGGCGAGTGTATCATGAAGATTGCTACCGGCCTAAGTAGGAAATCTAACTTTATCAATTATTCGTATAAAGACGATATGATTCTAGATGGAATTGAAAACTGCATCCATTGCATGCACTCCTTCGATCCAGAGAAATCCTCAAATCCCTTCTCCTACTTTACACAAGTAATCTACTTTGCTTTCCTTCGCCGCATCGCCAAGGAAAAGAAGCAATCGTACATCAAGGGTAAACTCATCCAAGACATGGCATTCGACTCATTTGATCTACAAGGTCATGATGACGATGCAGACTTTAAGAATGCTTACACTGCGTTCATTCAGGCAAACTCTAACTTTGACAATTCGTTTATAACGAATAAAGAAAAGAAAAAGAAAGAAAAGTTTGAACAGTCACTAGCAAATTTTATTGATGAACCAAAGATTGTTCCGAATGAAGAGAACAATCCTTTCTTCAGTGATGAGACTCCTCTAGAATGAAAGATAGAGACTGGTTAGACAAAGTAGCTTTAGCAGCATCTGTATATTGCGAATTCCCAAACACTGATGAAGCAGAAATCGATAAGTTTATTGAATTTTTATATTACGCTTATGGCTATGATAAGTTTTTGGAGATAAAGAAACATGAATAGAATTGGATTTACGTGTTCAGCATTTGATTTGTTTCACGCTGGTCATGTATTGATGCTAGCAGAAGCAAAGTCACAATGTGATTATCTTATTGTAGGACTACAGACTGATCCTACTATAGATCGTCCAGAAAAGAACAAGCCAGTGCAATCTGTATTCGAACGATTCGTACAAGTTGAAGGATGCAAGCATGTTGATATGGTTATCCCATATGCAACTGAAGCTGATCTGTTAAACATACTAAAATCAATTCATATCGATGTTCGTATTCTAGGCGAAGAGTACCAAAATAGAACGTTCACTGGTGAGGATCTTGACATAGAGATCTACTTTAATAAGCGTAGTCATGCTTTTAGCACTACTGAATTACGTGAAAGAATTAAGAAACAATGAGAGTTGCAATCATAACCGATCAACACTTTGGCGCTCGTGGTGACAGTGTTCAATGTTTAGATTACTATGAGAACTTCTATAAGAATGTTTTCTTTCCTAAGCTTAAAGAACAGAACATTACTACGATGTTGATTCTTGGTGATACCTTCGACCGTCGAAAGTTTGTAAACTTTAACACTCTTTCTCGCACTAAACAGATGTTCTTCGATAAGGCTTTCGAAGCTGGTATCCTTATCACCATGATTGCTGGAAATCATGACACCTATTTCAAGAACACCAACGAAGTCAATAGTCCTGAGCTAACATTAAAAGAGTATCCTAACATTGTCATTGTTACAAGGCCAGAAACTGTTAATGTCGCTGGAACCCCAATTTGTTTTCTCCCTTGGATATGTGCCGACAACTACACAGACTCCATGACTGAGATTAAGAATACCACCGCTGAGATCTGTATGGGTCACCTAGAGATCTCAGGTTTTGCAATGTATAGAGGAGTTGAATCACATGATGGATTATCTAAAGAGTCGTTTAATAAGTTTGACATGGTTTTTTCCGGACACTATCATCATCGATCTAACGATGGTCATGTGTTTTATCTCGGCAACCCGTATGAGTTAACGTGGCAAGACTATAAAGATCCTCGCGGATTCCACTTGTTCGATCTTGATACTCGTACACTAGAGTTTGTTCAGAATCCATATAGCCTATTTGAGCGATATGAATATGATGACACTAGAGAAGATCCAGATGGAGTTGACACTAGTTTCGTTACAGACAAATATGTAAAGATAGTGGTTATCAATAAGACTGACTTCTATAAGTTTGATAAGTTTATCAATCGTGTCTATCTTCGCAATCCACTTGAAGTAAAGATCATTGAGAATTTCTCAGAGTTTAGCGATGGTCAAGTTGATGAGAACATTAATCTTGAGGATACTTCTAGTGTGTTATCGGATTATATCGACTCCGTTGAAACTGACGTAGACAAAGATAAGGTGAAGAATTTTATGAAAGCTTTATACACTGAAGCGCTTAATAAGGATGTTGTTTAATGCTGATTTTTAAAACGTTGACATGGCAAAATTTTCTATCAACAGGTAACTCAGCTAATAGTATTATCCTTAACAAATCTGCAAGCACTTTAGTCATTGGTAAGAATGGCGAAGGCAAGTCTACGATGTTAGACGCACTGACGTTTGCACTGTTTGGCAAACCATTCCGCAATATCAATAAGCCGCAATTGATAAACTCTATCAATGGTAAGGGTTGTGTTGTTACTATCGAGTTTGAAATTGGTACTGCTGAGTATAAGATTGTTCGTGGAATTAAACCAGGCATCTTTGAGATCTATCTTAATGGTGTTATGATCAATCAGGATGCTGCAGCAAAAGATTATCAAAAAGTTCTAGAGCAACAGATCCTACGTCTTAACTATAAGACATTCACTCAGGTTATCATTCTTGGTTCGGCATCGTTTGTTCCATTCATGCAACTACCTGCGTGGCAACGCCGTGAGGTGATTGAGGACATCCTTGACATTGGTATCTTTTCCACTATGAATTCTATTCTCAAAGAAAGAATTAGTGAGACTAAAGAAGAGATGCGTGACATAGAGAATAAGATTGAGATCGCTAAGAACTCAGTGATTGCCCAAAGGAAAATCATTTCATCGATGGTGTCGTCTAAGCAAGAACAAGTAGATCACATTCGTAAACAGATCGCAGACAATGATGCTGAGATCAAAGCTAACGAAGATCGTTGGGAAGTGCTATCCGACAAGATGAATGAGATGATGGCAGCAGGTGACAACGCTAAGGAGCTTAAAGAAGACATTGACAAAGCTGCTGCTCTTCGTTCTAAGTTAAATTCTAAGAAAGAACACATTGAAGAAACACTTCAGTTCTTTGCAGACAATACTACTTGTCCATCATGTGCTCAGGATATTCCACATGAGCACAAGACTAACATTGGTTCCAGATTCAATCAGGAGTATAGTGATAGCGTAGATAACCTAAACGTTCTTCAGGAAGCCTATGACAATCTAATGGATCGTCAAAAGAAACTCAATGAATTAAACAAAGAACTGTTGGCGTTAAACGTACAGTCAAACGCTACAATTACTTCTAACAAGTTGCTAAGTCGAAGCAACAAGAAACTCAATGAAGATATTGAGGCAACCAAACAGGACACTGGAAACATTGATGTAGAGAAGCAGAAGCTCAAACAAGTTGCTGATGACGCGATAGTTCTAATCGATAAAAAGAATGAACTGTCGGCAGAGCGAAACATTCAAGAAGTATCCGCTCTACTGCTAAAGGACACCGGCATCAAGACTGCTATCATTAAGGAATACCTTCCTGTCATGAACAAGTTGATCAATGGTTACCTTACAGCTATGGACTTCTATGTACACTTTGAGCTAGATGAGTCCTTCAATGAGGTGATCAAGTCACGCTTTAGAGATGAGTTCACCTATGAGTCGTTCTCAGAAGGCGAGAAAATGCGCATCGACCTAGCTATCTTGTTCACATGGCGCCAGATTGCTAAGATGAAGAACTCAGTGAATACGAATCTTCTAGTTCTCGATGAGATCTTTGATTCAAGCCTTGACAACTCTGGTACAGACTACTTCCTGTCGATCATGAATGCCATCGGAGACAAGTCAAACATCTTTGTGATTAGTCATAAAGGCGACCAGTTGTTCGACAAGTTCCATTCAGTGATCAAGTTTGAGAAGAAAAACGACTTTTCCTCTATCGTTTAACGGTGTACATTAATTCGTCTATTAGATATAATAGACTCATGGCAACACAAACAAACACTCAATCTCAGGACATGCTGGCAAAACTGCTGGCTACCGAGAACATCAACATCATCCGCAGCAACATCAAGACTGCTGCGTTTGACATCAAAGGTCGTACTCTGCTCCTTCCTCGATGGAAGGAAATGACACCCACGATCGAAGAAATGCTCATGATGCATGAGGTCGGTCACGCCCTCTACACTAGTGCAGATACCTATGGCGTAGTCTTTGAGGAAAAGAAACATCTTAAAGACTACGCCAACGTGATTGAAGACGTCCGCATCGAAAAGAAGATGAAGGAACGCTATCCTGGCTCACGTAAGTCATTCAACACTGGCTACCGCGAACTAAACGATCGTGACTTCTTTGGCGTCAAAGACCGTGATCTTTCTAAGTTACTATTGATTGACCGCATCAACCTGTACTTCAAAGTTGGCTTCAACTGTGGTGTGCAATTCAATGCCGAAGAACAAGAACTGATTCGTCGAGTAGACAAGTGCTCTACCGAGAAGGAAGTAGTTGATCTGGCTGAAGAAATCTTTGCGTATAGTAAGGATGACATCAAAGAAAAGATCGAGAAGCGCAAGGCTGTAAATGTTCCTAGTCAAGGTGAAGAAATTGAAGATGCTGATGAAGACGAGTCTTCTATGTATGACGACTACATCGACGAAGATGAAGACGGCGAAGAGCAAGAAAAATCTCCACGTCAATCTTCCAAGCCACAGACGACTCCTCCAAATCCTGAACAAGAGATCATGGAAGATCTGAAGCCAACTACACTACAAAAGTTTGATGAAAAGTTAGAACAACTTGCCGACGAATCGTTAGTCATTCGCTACTTCGAACCTGTATTGACTGAGACTCGTGAAGACATCATCATAAGTTATAAGAAGATCATGCCTGATTTTGCTGCGGCACTTACAGACAACGTTCTCCTTGCTAAATCTCGCATTGCAAAGTTTAAGTCTAATTCTTCTGGCATGGTGAACTATCTTGTCAAAGAGTTTGAAATGCGTAAGTCTGCTACTGCATATAAGCGTGCTAAGATCTCTAAACTTGGACAACTCGATAGTAGAAAGTTATACGCTTATAAGATTAAAGATGACTTGTTCCGCCAGATTATGACGGTGCAGGATGGTAAGAAACATGGTATGGTGTTTCTATTGGATTGGTCGGGTTCTATGTCTTCTTACATGGAGGAGACTATCGAACAAGTTATGAACTTAGCAATGTTCTGTCAGCGCATTCAGATTCCGTATCAAGTGTTTGCATTCGTCGATGGTTACTATGATGAAACTCGTAAAGCCGAACCTAAGATTATTGCTACTAATGACAATGGTCTCCATGGCCATGTAAATTTGTTAGAACTGTTCTCTAATAAGATGTCTAACGTTGAATTCAATAAGATGATAGACTACATGATGTGTAAGCCATACTCAAGAGTTCGCAAATACAGTTTGCAGGGAACTCCATTGAATGAAGCGCTTCTATTCATGGTGGACTATCTTGGAAAGTTTATTGCTAACAATGGCGTAGAAAAGACTACATTCATCACACTGACTGATGGTGAGGGTGGGGCTCTTTCTGGAAACGTGAACTCTCGTATCACAAATGGCCCAGCATATGAATATGATACCCTAGGCCAATACAAGAAAGTAAACGTCAAAACATACTTTCGCGATCCAATCACTAAGAAAGATTATGAACTTGGCGCAGAATCTCATGAACAAACTGGAACACTACTGAAGATCATCCGCGATAGACATCAAGTTAAAAGCGTGGCGTTCTTTATCATGGATGCTACTCAACGAGCAACTGGTTCATTCGTTAGAATTAATATGCCAACAGGCAAAGGTTCAAGCGATATAGATCTATCTAATTCTATCTTAAGTTCTATGCGAAAAGACAAGTTCTGTATTCTTAAGACCGTTCCAGGTCGTGATGAGATGTACCTATTGCCATCCACATCTAAGATTCAGGATGATTCTTTGGGTAAGATCAATGAAGACATGTCTGCTGCATCTATCGCACGCGTCTTGGGAAGCTCTATGAATGCTCGTAAGACTTCACGGATTGTTTTAAATAAATTTATTGGAATGGTTGCATAACGGTGTACATTAATTCGTCTATTTGATATAATAGACCTATACCTATGGAGTTCTACATTATGGATACAAATTTTCTCTCCTCTCTTTACGAAACATTCCCTGACTGCAAAGTTTCAGGACAGGTTTCACGTCAGCAAATCGTTGCAACCATGTCTGCTTTGAATACTACGAAGTGGCCAAATTGGCTCATGCAAAATCGAGTTGGTCGTGGTCTATACGCTGTTGCGACCGACGGCTCCGCACTCCCTAAACCTGAAATGACTAAGCCTATGGTTAAAAATGAAGAAGTCTCATCTTTGATTCCAAAGGTTGACCCCAATTACGTTGCATTCGGCAACCATCGTGACATTGATACTATCATCAAGTCTCGCCAATTCTATCCTGCATATATTTCAGGACCAACGGGCAATGGTAAGTCTACTACTGTTGAGCAATGCTGCGCCAAAAACAAGCGTCCTCTCATTCGTGTCAATCTGAACATGATGACCGATGAAGATCAACTCATTGGATCTAAAACATTGGTTGATGGTAACGTTGAAGTAGTTGAAGGTCCAGTGCTTATTGCAATGCGCTCAGGCATTCCTCTTTTGCTAGACGAAATCGATGCTGGCTCTGCCAACACTCTTCTGTGTCTGCAACCTATCCTTGAAGGTAAGCCATTCTACTTCAAATTGAAGAATGAATTGGTCTATCCTGCCGAAGGATTCACTGTGTTCGCCACTGCTAACACCAAAGGTAAGGGTTCAGAAGATGGTCGCTACATCGGTACCAATGTATTGAATGAGGCGTTCCTTGAGCGCTTTGCAATCACCTTCAATCAGGAGTATCCATCTGCTGCTATTGAACGTAAGATTGTTATGAATCTAATGGAGTCCTACTCATGTAAAGATGAGGATTTTGCAGACACTCTCGTTAAGTGGGCTGATGCAATTCGTAGGACTTTTGCAGATGGCGGTGTAGATGAGACTATTACAACCCGCCGTTTGGTACACATTGTTCGTGCATTCTCTATCTTCAAGGATAAGAAGAAAGCCGTTGAATTGTGTATCAACAGATTTGACGATATCACTCGCAATGCTTTCGCAGATCTATTTGAAAAGGTTGCTACTCCCGCACCAGTAGTGAGTACTGCACCTCAATCATCAACTGAAATCCCCTTCTAAGGAACTATATGAACTACACTAGCCTAACTAAAATTCAAAAGCGCTGCATCGATGCTTTCATCACTATTCGTCCAGCTCTGGCGTCCCAATACAGTATCACTCGTTCGGAGGTAGAAGAACTCTTTAATGAGCTACATTCTAAACGTGCTGACGGAGGGGAAAAGATTGGGTATCCAATGTGGCTTGTCAAAGGCGACAAAGTTTCACGTGGACACTACAAATTCCCCGCACCCAATTTGCTTGAAGCTCAAGAAGCTCAGGCAAAATCAAATACCAAAGCTGCTGAAGAGTTGGTAAAGAATTCTGAAGAAGATAAAGAATTTTTTACTGAACTAGCAGAGTATGGTATAATGGAAGTAGCATAACAGCTATATCTTTAACATAATGGAGTTACTATGAGTAAATTGTCTCGACTTGAAAAATACCTGAAATCAGGTTCTACTGCTACGCCTCGTCAAATCGCTGGTATGTTTGGATTGCAGAATCCAACCTCAGCTATCCACGCTCTTCGTAGCAAAGGTGTTTGCGTTTATGCAAACAAAGCTACGCTGTCTACCGGTGAACCTACTGTTAAGTATTCTATCGGTACGCCCACCAAGAAAATGATTCAGATTGCACATTCCCTCGGTATGTTTGCTTAATTAGAATTGTACTTTTATGGAGGATTGAGGTATAATAGTATCTCAATCCTCCTTTTTTAATTATGAAAAGTAATCCTAAATCTCTCCCAGATGGCCGTAAATTCGACGGCGGTAAACTTCGTTATGGACTAATCCCTCCTCTTGCTCAGCAAGAAATGGTGAAAGTCCTCACGTTTGGCGCAGAAAAGTATGAACCAGATAATTGGAAATATGTTGAAGGCTCTATCACTCGTTACTTTGATGCTATGGAACGTCATGTCTGGGCATGGAAGATGGGTGAGGAATTAGATCCGGAGAGTGGAATCCATCACTTAGCTCATGCTATGTGTTGCCTTGCATTTCTCTATGAACATGATGTGAAATATACAAAGAAAGAACCAAATGGAACTAAGTAAAGAAACACTGTCGTTGATTAAGAACTTCGCCGGTATCAATGGCAGCTTAATGCTTAAGCAAGGCAATAAGTTGTCTACAATTTCCGAAGGAAAGAACATCATGGCAGAAGTGTCCATCGGTGAAGATCTTCCTATGGACTTCGGGATCTATGATCTAAACGAATTCCTGAACGTGGTGTCACTATTCTCGACTACTCAACTTGACTTCTCTGAGAAGTATGTTATGGTGTCTGATGGTGGTTCTAGCAAGATTAAATACTTTGCCGCTGGTGAAGGTGTAGTTAAGTCTGCTCCATCTACGATTAAGTTTCCTCAACCAGACGTTGAGTTCAAGATTGATGCAGCACAACTTGCGATGATTCTTAAGACATCATCTGCATTGAAAGCAAGCGATCTATCCATCGTTGGCGATGGTACCACCCTCAAGGTTTTGGTATCAGACAAGAAGAACGATACATCAAATGCATATGAAGTTACTATCGGCAAGACCGACGAAACCTTCAAAGCTAACCTCAAAGTTGAAAATCTTAAGATGCTTCCAGGCGATTATGATGTTGCTATCTCTAAGAAGAAAATCTCTCGCTTTAAGAGTGCAACTGACTTGACTTATTTCGTTGCGGTTGAAGCTGACTCGGAGTTCTAATGTTAGAAGATGCATTCAAAGGAGTTGGAGAAGCCATCGCAACTGGCTTTATACTTCTTTGCATCTTTGTTCCACTGGGTCTTTGGAAACTAGTGGACATCATTATTTGGCTATTTCAACACGTGAAAATTAATATATTATGAGCAATCAATATCTCTGGGTAGAACGTTATCGTCCACAAACGATTGACGAATGTATTCTACCTGAATCCATGAAGAAGACTTTCCGTGAATTTATCGACTCCGGAGAGTTGCCTAATTTCTTATTCTGTGGTGGAGCTGGAGTGGGTAAGACCACTGTCGCTAAAGCACTATGTAATGAGATTGGTGCAGAGTATCTCTTCATCAATGGTTCAGAAGAATCCGGTATCGATGTTCTTCGTAGTAAGATTAAAAGCTTTGCATCTTCAGTATCCCTAACGGATGCTAAGAAAGTAGTTATCCTCGATGAGGCAGACTATCTTAATGCTAACTCTACTCAACCTGCTCTTCGTGGTTTCATTGAAGAGTTTAGCAATAACTGTAGGTTCATCTTTACTTGTAACTTCAAGAATAGAATCATTGAACCATTGCATTCTCGTTGTGCAGTTGTTGAATTTAAGGTAGAGAATAAAGACAAGCCCGCAATCATGGGTGCGTTCTACAAGCGTGTTGTTGGAATCCTTAAAGGTGAGAACATTGAGTTTGAACCAAAAGTTGTTGTTGAACTAGTAACTAAGTACTTTCCAGACTATCGTCGTATTCTTAATGAGTTACAACGATACTCAGTGAGTGGTACTATTGATGCTAGTTTGCTAGTAAACATTGGCGAAGAATCATACGCTGAGTTGATCAAGCATCTTAAGACTAAGAACTTCACTGAGGTTCGTAAGTGGGTTGGTAAGAATTCTGATACTGAATCGACTGAATTGTTTCGCAAGTTTTACGATAAGGCTGTTGATATTCTAGAACAAGGATCTATTCCTCAACTGGTTTTGATTCTTGCCGAGTACCAATATAAGGCTGCATTTGTTGCAGATCGTGAAATTAATACTATGGCCGCTCTGACTGAAATCATGGCACAACTAAAGTTTAAATAATGGAAGATTTTATTTTTTACACACTGCTCATTGGTGTAAGTTTTTATGCTGGTTGGTATGTTCGTGAGTTCAGTGCTACTCGTCGAGTGAAAAGTATGCTTGCAGAAATTCGTGAGAATGAAGAAGCAGAAGAATCATCTAGAACATATGCTACTATAGAACTAAAAGACAATATGATATTCATGTATGATAAAGAAACGAATGTGTATCTTGGTCATGCTGAAAAGTTTGCAGATCTTGAAACTATGTTAAAAAATAAATTTCCAGATACTACATTCGCCGTTTCACGCGATGACATGTTGAAGTTGATGAAATGAGTTTCTTTGATTTTCTAAACGCAATCAACGACAGTAAGAAGGATCTGATTAAAGAAGATCCTCTTACTGAAAAAGATTACGTTCCATTCATGATCAATAGAGGACTGTCGTACTTTCCTGATACGATTATGTTTGCTAATGAAATGAACACACACGCTTCCATTCCTAAGGACTGGCAGTTTGCATTCTATCTCAATGGCGTGAACAAAAAGAAACGATTCTCTAAGTGGCATAAGAAAGATCAGAACTCTGAGAACCTAAAGCTTGTCATGCGTGAATATAACTACTCATCTGAGAAAGCTGTTGTCGCATTGGAGTTACTCACTGATGAAAATCTTAAAGAACTTAGATTAAAATATACAGAAGGTGGTCGATAAGTCGTATAAATAAATCCAGTCTAGCATGATATTATGAATATAATATAATAAAAAGGAAGTGAAGATGACTGAATTAATTTATTACGATTGGACGCCGGATTCAATGCTTGAAGTGACGTTACCTGAACCTGATAATTTTCTCAAGGTTCGTGAAACTCTCACTCGCATTGGAGTGGCGTCTAGAAAAGATAAAACCCTGTACCAATCGTGCCATATCTTGCATAAGCAAGGTAGGTACTTTATTGTACATTTTAAAGAACTCTTTGCCTTAGACGGTAAAGAAGCCAATATCACTAATGGCGATATTGAACGCAGAAACACTATCACCGGTCTGCTAGCAGATTGGGGATTGTTAAAAATCGTTATTCTGTCTAAAGCAGAACAGCGAGTATCATTGTCTCAGATCAAGGTAGTATCTTTTAAAGAGAAACTTGAATGGACTTTAACAGCCAAATACAACATTGGCAAGAAACCCAGCATTAATTAATGGAGATATACATGCTTAAATTTGAATTGACTCTCGACGAAGCCAACATGGTTCTTTCCGCTCTTGGTAAAGCACCATTCGAAGCCGTTGCTGGTTTGATTAATAAACTACAACAACAGGCTCAGCCTCAGTTGCCAGCTCTAGAAGCTGCAGCTAAAGCAGCTGCTGATGCTGCCGATGCATCCGTTGTAACTGACGTTTAATTCTCAGGGATGGGAACTAGGCGGCACCCTAGTTAATAACTGCCACTAATCCACCTTAGGACCGTCGACGTAAACGGTTAGGATAGATTGTCTTACTTTCTATCTGGGCGTCCGGGCAATTGCACTGTCACTCGTTAGTTGACCCTGTATTAAGTAAGCAGGACAACCGCTATGCCTTCGGGGTAGCAATTACTAAAACTCGCTTAATAGGAGAAATCATGACTGATTTTAAACTCGGCAACATCTCGTTCGGTCCAATGTTCAAGGACTTCGACAAATACTTCGTAGGTTTTGAAGAGCAACATGCTCACATGCAGAAACTTCACGCAGACGTCACCAAAAACATTCCCGGCTATCCTCCATACAACATCAAGAAGACTGGTGATAATACATACAGTATCGAACTTGCAGTTGCTGGATTCGCTCAAAGCGAAATTGATATTGAAATCGATGGCGGTAAACTTATCGTCAAAGGTAATGCAGCATCAAAGGAAGATGAGAAAGAAGAAAACTTCTTGTTCAAAGGTATTGCTAATCGCGGTTTCACCCGCGCATTCGCTATCGATGATTCTATCGAAGTAAAGAACGCTGAACTATTCAATGGTATGCTAAAGATCGTTTTGGAACGTTTAATTCCTGAACAATCAAAGCCAAAGAAAGTTCCAGTAAAGACTAAAGGTCAAAAGCAATATTTGACTGAAGAAGATCTGTGAAAGATGTAACCTCCAGTTTCTGGACATGGGTTAAACATACGTTTGCCCCCACACTACAGAAATGAGATTGAGGAATATCTCGCAGAATCTGCAAACCATTACGACCTTGAGCGTAGAATGCAAGTTCTTATGCACAGAGGAATGATCTAACAATTGGAGTTATTATGGCAGTGAAGGTTTACAAACTTATTAATGGTGAAGATATTATAGCAGAGATTGAGAAAGACACTCCAACGGAGATCGTTTTGAAAAATCCTGCTGCAATTATAGTACAACAAACGGCAGACGGAAGAGTCGGCGCATCCTTTGCACCATACGCTCCATTTGCTAAAGACAATACTGTAACGATCTACAAAACAGCAATTGCTGGTCATATGGAAGTAGATGTTAAATTGATCAACGAATATAATAGGATCTTCGGATCCGGCATCATGATTGCTTCGGCAGACGAGATGCCTAAGATGATCGTTTAAATTTTACTTTTAGTCCTAAACAGGGTATAATTAATTTTATATCCTGTTTTACTTTATACTATGCGATTCTATACATCAGTTAACCGCTATGGCAACTCCCTTCTCTATCGTGGATATGAGGACGGTGTTCGCGTCAAACGAAAGATTCCTTTCAAACCAACCCTGTACGTTAAAGGTAAGGGTCGATCAAAATTCAATGCTCTCGATGGGACCAATGTAGATCCTATCAAACTTCCTTCTATGCGTGATGCAAAGGAGTTTGTCGAGAAGTATGAAGGTGTTGAGAACTTCAACATCTATGGCAACACTAACTACATCGCTCAATTCATTGCTGAAGATTTTCCCGGTGAAATTAAGTTTGATCGTAACCTAATTCGAGTTCACACTATCGATATTGAGGTTGCATCTAATGAAGGCTTCCCAGAACCAGATCAAGCTGCACACACTGTAACTGCAATTGGTATCAAAGATAGCATTCTTAATGTTTACTTTGTATGGGCACTCGGCGACTATGACACAGAGAAAGCAATCATGAAAGATTGCCAGATTCGTTATATGAAGTGCAAGGATGAGGTCACACTTCTAAAACAATTCATTGCCTTTTGGCATGATGAATTCCTATGCCCCGATGTAGTAACAGGTTGGAACATTCGTACATTCGATATTCCATATCTTGTCAATCGTATCAATCGTTTGCTTGGTGAAGATGAAGCTAAGAAGCTATCACCTTGGGGAATGGTTGAAGCTAAGATGGTTACTATGCGTAAAGGTATGGTTCAGGTGTATGAGATCACTGGCATTGCTCAGCTCGATTACCTTGATCTATTCCAGAAGTTTGGATATTCCTTTGGTCCACAAGAATCATACAAGCTAGATCACATCGCCGAAGTTGTTCTTGGTGAACGCAAGTTGGAATACGATGGTAGTCTATACAGTCTATATCTCACCGATCACCAGAAGTTCATTGATTACAACATCAAGGACGTGTGGCTTGTTGATCGTATGGAAGATAAGATCGCTATGATTACGCTGTGTTTGACTATGGCGTATAAGGCTGGTGTCAACTACTCTGATACGATGGGTACTGTTGCAATCTGGGATGCATTGATTCACAGAACTCTGATGGCCGATAACATCATCATTCCGCCAAACAAGAATAGTTACAAGACTGACTATGAAGGTGGATACGTTAAAGATCCTCAGTGTGGAGTTCATGATTGGGTTGCTTCATTTGACGTTAACTCACTGTACCCAAACATCATTGTGCAATGGAACATGTCGCCCGAGACTATTCTCAAAGGTGATATTGAACGCAACGTCAATGTAGATACATGTCTTGCTGGTCTTAAGAATACGACAGATAAGTCTATGGCTGGAACTGGGCAATACTTCTCCAAGCAGAAGCAAGGATTTATGCCGAAGATCATTGAAGAAATGTATGATGAACGTGTTGTGATCAAGAAGAAGATGATCGAATCCAAGAAGGAACTCGAGAAGTGTGATCGCACCGATAAAGTAGAAGTGTATCGTATTGAACGTGACATCGCTCACTTTGAAAACCAACAGACTGCGATTAAGATTCTGTTGAATTCACTCTATGGTGCTCTTGGCAACAAGTACTTCCGTTACTTCACGATGGAAATCGCTGAAGGTATCACCATCTCAGGCCAGATGATCATTAAGTGGGGTGAGAAATACATCAACAAGTATCTGAATGATATGCTCAAGACCGATAAGGATTATGTTATCGCTATTGATACCGATTCTATCTACGTAAGTCTCAATGATCTAGTTCATAAAGTCTATGGTGCAGACGGCGTAGTCTCTATGCCTAAGGATAAGATCGTAGACTTCCTAAGTCGTGTTTGTTCTAAGATCGAAACTGATGTATTCGATAGATGCTTTGGTGAACTTGGTGATAACTTAAATGTTTACAAACCTCGTATCACTATGAAGCGTGAGGGTATCGCCGATCGTGCAATCTGGACTGCAAAGAAACGATACATTCTAAACGTATTAGATAATGAAGGAGTTCGTTATGCGAAACCTAAACTTAAGATCATGGGCATTGAAGCGATCAAGTCGTCTACTCCGGGCACGTGCCGCAAGGCTTTTAAAGAGTTGTTTCAAGTGCTCATCAGTGGCACGGAAGTACAAACTCAAAGCTTTATTCAAGAGTTCCAGAAGAAATTTGATTCCCTCCCCGCTGAAGAGAAAGCGTTTCCTCGCGGGGTATCGTCGCTCAAGAAATACAGTGATGCAAAGTTGATCTACAAGAAGGGTACACCTATCAATTCACGGGCTTCGTTGTTATACAATCACATGCTGAAGCTGCACAAGTTGGAAAATAAGTATGAGGCTATTAAAGAAGGTGAAAAGATTAAGTACATTTATCTTAATCCTAGGAATCCTATGCGTGAAGATGTTATTGCATTCACTAGTATTCTGCCTCCTGAGTTTGGTCTCCATCGCTTTATTGACGATACGGTACAATTTGAAAAAGCTTTTCTCGATCCAGCAAAGATTATCATCCATTCTATCGGGTGGAGAGCAGAAGAGGAAGCATCACTAGAGGATTTCTTTTCTTGAAAAATCTATCACACTATGTTAAAGTTTACAACGACGTTTTCCCTAAAGACTTTTGTAAATCAATGATTGATCGATTTGAAACGCTTGATACTACGACAGCGCCATCTATGCGAGTGTCTGATCATTCTTGGGATAAAGATTACAGACGTTTTCTAGAAGTAAACATCAAACAAGAACCTGTATTCGCTGATCTAATAGATCCTTATTATGATCGTATTAAAGAAGTTTACGCGCATTATAAACAGATGGTAGGCGCTGAATTTTTTCCATCTAAGTTCTCACTTGAAGAAGCTAGAATGAAGAGGTATTTAAACGACGACTACGAGCAGTTTGGTTGGCATGTCGACATTGGAGATAAAGCTTCGGCTAGTAGATATTTAGTTATGTTTACTTATCTAAATGACGTAGAGGAAGGTGGCGAGACTGAGTTTCAGTCTAATTCGAATTTTACTGTTAAACCTATATGTGGTACAATGGTCGTTTTTCCTCCATCGTTTATGTTTCCTCATAGAGGCAGAAAGCCAATAAGTAATTCTAAATACATTCTTTCAACTTATTTGCACTATGCTTAGCTTTAATCGCTTCTGATATTTTCTTACGATGTTCTAAACTTTTAGATTTTCCAAGATTAGATTTAGATATTTTATCTTTAACTTCCTCTGATCTTGGTATACCCTTGAGTGCTTTTGAAACCTTTTGTTTTCTTTCATCGCTCGCTGGTTTAAACTTTACTGTTCTAGGTTTAGACATTTTACGTTTAGTTTCTTCAGAATGTGGTCCATACCTAGGAGGAAGCGATTTACCATTTGTCATATTTAAAAAATCATCTCGTCCTAAAGCATTCATTCTTCGCAAAACTCTATGTTCCCATTCTCTTGCATCATCTACATTAGAGAATGTTTTACGTATTTCATATTCAAATGAATCTTTTCCAGTTTCTTCTATAAGAGTTTTGACTTTTTTCGAAGAAGTAAAATATGTATTCCATAAATCATTTGGCTGACAATTCATTGCATATCGCACCCCATAATACATTTTTCCAGTAGGAATGTGTTTAATTAGATATGTGTATGGAGTGTTCATGCTAAGTGGTAAGATGGTTTATATAGATCTATTTATAAAATAGATTGTACTCTATATCATGTTTATGATATAATAAACTATATTTTGTCAACATACTTACACTACGCATAAGGAAATCTATGAGCTTACTAGATAAAATCAAAAAAAATACAACGATTAAAGACTCCGCTATTCTCGCACAAAGCAAGTTCTTCACCAAGAAGGATATGATTCAAACGGCAATCCCAGCAATGAACGTTGCATTGTCCGGTGAACTTGATGGTGGATTCGTTCCAGGTCTCACGCTATGGTGTGGTCCTTCAAAACACTTTAAGTCCATGTTCTCTTTGATCATGGCAAAGTCCTACATGGACAAATATCCAGATGCAGTCATGGTATTCTATGACTGCGAGTTTGGTACTCCCACTGCTTACTTCACAGCACTTCAAATCGATACATCTAGAATTCTACACGTTCCAATCATGAACATGGAAGAATTCAAGTTCGATGTCATCAAACAACTTGAGAATCTTGATCGTGGAGATCGAGTTATCTTTGTTGTAGACTCCCTTGGTAACATGTCTTCCAAGAAAGAAATGGACGATGCTCTCGAGGGCAAATCAGTTGCCGACATGTCTCGCGCAAAACAGATGAAGTCTATCTTCCGTATGATTACTCCATATCTGAATCGTCTTGACATTCCAATGGTAGCTGTTAATCACATCTACATGGAACAAGGATTGTATCCTAAGGCTATCGTATCAGGTGGAACTGGCGTTTATCTTTCAGCGGATAACATCTACATCCTTGGTCGTCAGCAAGAGAAGGAAGGTACCGACATCATCGGTTACAACTTCATTATCAACGTTGAGAAATCTCGTTATGTTCGTGAGAAATCTAAGATTCCAGTTTGTGTTAAGTTCGAAGGTGGACTAAGCAAGTGGTCTGGACTTCTAGACATGGCGTTGGAATCTAAGCATGTTATCAAACCTAGCAATGGTTGGTATGCAAAGGTAGATCAATCGACCGGCGAGATGGAAGACAAGAAGTGGCGCATCAAGGATACTGAATCGAAAGAATTCTGGGGTTCCATTCTTATGGATGCATCATTTAGAAACTGGGTTAAAGAACGTTATCAAGTATCACACGGCGATATCATTAATGATCATGAAATTTTAAGTGAAATGGAAACATATGCAGAAGACAACACCCCTGAGACCGCATAGAGTCTTAGGTAAAACTTCAGCGGATGGTGAACTTCATGCATTGTCGTTCACCACCGGTGATTTTGCCGATATCATCTTCTCATATACTGACGTTAAGTTTATTGAGAATGATGATGTATTGACCATTGCATTTGAATATCATTTGCATGACGTCCCTCACCACTTAAAAGACTTTGATAAAGAAGTCTTTGAAAAAGAACTTGGTGATTTTATAACAGCACTACTCTATTATGGAATAGAGCGTGACAAGATGGGATTTATTGATGGCGAACAAAATAGAGAAGACGATTCTATCGAATCTGATGCACAACGAAGCGTACTGCCGGAAGGTGGTACCTTTTCTAAAGACTGAGTATTTCACAGATCACTTTGAAAAAGTAGTTGCACAAGAGTTAGTAGAGTTCTTTACTCAATATAATAAGCCAGCGTCACTCGACATCCTTGCGATTCAACTCGGCAATCGCAAGGATCTTCGTGGTGAACAGTTGAGTCAGGTTGAAGCTTATATCAATGAGCTTACATTCAAAACAGACAACGATGAATGGTTGTACAAGAATACTGAAGCCTTCTGTAAGAAGCAAGCAGTGTATAACGCAATCATCGATTCGTTTGAAATCATCGAAGGCAAAGACAAAGTTCGTACGGAGGATGCTATTCCATCCATGTTGTCAGATGCTCTATCAGTATCATTCGACTCATCCGTTGGTCACGATTACCTTGAAGACTTTGAGGAACGATACGACTTCTATAATCGCACCGAAGAGAAACTAGAATTCGATCTAGATCTATTCAATAAGATTACGAAGGGTGGTCTATCCAAGAAGACTCTTAACGTTATCCTCGCAGGAACTGGCGTTGGAAAATCATTGTTCATGTGTCACGTTGCAGCCGGTGCTTTAATGCAAGGTAAGAACGTTCTATACATCACAATGGAAATGGCCGAGGAACGTATTGCAGAACGTATCGATGCAAACCTGTTGAACATGACGATGGAAGAACTTGGTAAAGTAACCAAGGACATCTATGAAACACGTCTCGGCAAGTTGATTAAGAAGACAGCTGGCAAGTTAATCGTTAAGGAATACCCTACAGCGGCTGCGCACTCTGGACACTTTAAAGCATTGCTTGAAGAGTTAAAGATGAAACGCAACTTCATGCCTGATCTGATTGTTATCGATTATTTGAACATCTGTTCATCTGCTCGTATGAAAGCTGGTGCTGGTGTTAATTCATACACCTTCATTAAGTCTATTGCAGAAGAACTTCGTGGTCTTGCTGTTGAGTATAATGTACCAATCTTGTCTGCAACACAAACGACTCGTAGTGGATTCGGTAATACTGACGTTGGACTTGAAGATACCTCTGAATCGTTTGGTCTTCCAGCAACTACCGACTTTATGTTTGCATTGATCTCTACTGAAGAGCTTGAGAATCTTAATCAGATCATGGTTAAGCAACTTAAGAACCGTTACAATGATGTGAATTACTATAAGCGATTCGTGATCGGTGTTGATAGGTCTCGTATGAAACTGTATGATGTTGAGGAATCAGCACAAAAGAATATCTCTGATGCTGGTCAAGATGATGGTCCAGCTTTTGATAAGACTTCATTTGGCAAAAGGATGAAAAGTGCGGGAGACATGGATAATTTTAAATTTTAAATTTACAATTGCTAAAGTGCCATCTCTTCATTGCATTTCCCTTACCAATAGCATTACAATGTGGGCAAAAAGTTATACTTAAAGCCTGTGCCGAATTTGACATTTTTATTTTTGACTCTGTTGTCATTTTTCGGCCATTTAAAGATATTGAAAGTTTCAACTTAGTTTCTTCAGAAAGCGTTCTGCCTTTTAAAGAATTTGAAATTTGTTGTTTTCTTTCGACTGAAAGAATTCGACCTTTATTTGCGCTTGGTTGACCTTTTAATTTTTCAGAAATTGTCTTTTTAGTGAGTGTTGTATGCGGTTTAGTATGATGTCCTGGTTTTCCAAGTTTAGAATTAGAAATTTTTTTTCGTGATTCTAAACTTAATCCCAACATACCATCACCACCATCTGTTTTATTTATGAGTATGCCTGTAAAAAGATCTTTCCGACCCCACCATTTTATAAGTCTTCTTTCAATAGCTAAAGAACCTAAATTTGTTAAGTTTGATTCTAATATTACTATTCTAGATTTATCTTTGGGGACTGAAACACCTGCTTGATGTTTACTGAAAGCTCTATTATTTTTACCTTTGCCAATATAGTATGGAGTTCCATCTATACGAACATAAGCGTAGACGTAATAAATAAGCATGCTGGCACTCCTTAATAGTGTTAGAGCCCTTAGGTGTTCCACCACCGTGAAGGGCACTTTTTGATTGTATTATATGTATTTATAATACAAAGTGTGTTATAATTGTTATTTGGAGAATATATGTCAATGAATTGGGTTAAAGACATGCAGGATATGCATGCAAAATTTGGTGTTAACACCGTCGTTCGTGGACTAGATAAAGCAAAGCTTACTGCGTTCATTCAATTTCGTATCAAGTTCTTGCAAGAAGAGCTTGATGAAATGATTGTGTCTGACAATGGTGATGATACCGTTGATGCATTGATCGATCTTTGTGTGGTTGCTATTGGAACTCTCGACGCTTTAGATGTTAATGCATACACTGCTTGGGATAGAGTGTTAGAAGCAAACATGGCAAAAGAAGTTGGTATCAAAGCAAGTCGTCCTAATCCATTGGGACTGCCTGACTTGATTAAGCCAGAGGGTTGGACTGCTCCAAGCCATGCTGATAATGTTGGACTGCTAAGCAAGGTACAAAAATAATGTTTTCACTCACCGTGTTTAAGTCAATCTTTGACAATAAGACGGACACTCGTATTGACTTTGAAACCTTTGAAAAGTTTGAGAAGTCACTGTACTACCTTTCTACGATTAAGGGATACAAGGCTAAGCGCGGTGAGTTTGTAAAACACGCATCGCCTCTTATATCACCGGCTGTTTATAAGCCGGACACTACTAGAGCAAATGCAAATGTAATTGAATGGGCTGGCTGGGCCGCGCTCGATGTTGATAATGCAACCTATGATGGAGATCTTGAAGATGCCTTGGCTAAATTATATCCAGACATTTATTACATTTGTTATTCTACTGCTAGCAGTACAAGGGCTACGCCGAAGTTCCGTCTCGTATTCCCACTTAACAGATCTGTTGGGAGTGAAGAGATCAAACATTTCTGGTTTGCACTCAACACAGAATTTGGCATGGTGGGAGATACCCAGACTAAAGACTTATCTCGAATGTATTACGTACCTGCGATATATCCTAATGCTCATAATTTTATCTTCACTCATCGCACTGATAAATTCCTTGATGTTGATGTTCTACTGAGTAAGCATCCATTCACTGCTCCAAGCACGTCTAGTTCTTTTATGGATAGACTACCTGAGAATATGCAGAAGGAGATCATCAAGCATCGTCAACAGAAACTATCCGAAGACAAGAAAGAATTCGAATGGACTTCATATAACGACTGTCCATTCCTAAGCAAGAATCTGATAAGTGACTATAAGACTATTTCTAGAGTGGATGGCTCAGGTCGATATTCTATGATCTATAAAATCATGACCAGCATTGCATGTAATGCAATCAAACGTAAATACCCCATCACTGAATATGAAATCGTTGATATCGTTCGCAATTTGGATCGTGACACTAGCAATCGCTACGCTAAGCGCCCTCTTAATGTTGAAGCTTCCAGAGCTATTGAGTTCGCATATCGCAATGTTTAGTGTACTTTAATTCGTCTTTGTGATATAATAGAATTTACTGAATAGGATTACTACATGAATGAACATGACTATAATAACCTACAATTTTTACTAACCTCAAGCGAAGAAGTTATCGCTGATTGGTTTCTAAAAACCAGTGCTGATGATATTGAATACGCTATGCAAATCATGGCAGCTGCAAGTAAAGAAATGAGTTTCATCACAGGCGAAATTAGTGACGATGATTGCACTGAAGCAAATGAAGTTCTGCAAAAGTTCATGCTATGACTAATCAAGAAACGCTTGGAACTATTGGTGAGATTTATTACCAAGCTATCTTTGGTGGATTGCTTTCAGATTACAAATATGATGGTGATAAAGACCTCGTACAAGCAGATGGACTTCAAGTAGAAATAAAAACACAAAGCCGCTTACGCGGTTCTAATGCGTTCACCGTCAATAAAGCAAACGTAAATAACTTAAACAAGTGCTTGTATGTTGATAGATTAATTTTTATAGAATATAGTCTTAGTGATATAATAATTATATATGAATGTACTAATCGTAGAAGCGTATTTGGTACTTTAACAAATGATGGTCGTAATATGGCATGTTGGCCTATTGACCAAATGCAAATTCTTAAAAAAGTAAAACACCCAAAGCTCGCAGAAATTATGCGCAACTTCTCTAACTCTGAAACTCTAGGACATTTTGAATGACTGATAAACAATTTACTCGCTACTCTGCAAACGTACTTCTTGAAGCAGCAGCTATTCAAGAAAAGAAAGGCCAGGATTATCAGAATCCTTTGAGTCGCGTTCGCCAAGTAGATCACTACCCTCGTGGTGTTCATAGCATTCTCGACACAGTGAATGGCAAAGTTCTTCGTATGGTTTCGGTTCTTGAAACTATGGAAGCTGGCGGCAAAGTAAACTTTGAATCCGTTGAAGATTCAGCGCTTGATGCAATCAACTATTTGTCATTTATCGTAGCATATATGCGTGGTGAAGTTGATGGACAGGATGGCACTAAAGACATCTTCAATCGCCGCATTAGTAAAGCAACGCATCCAACAACTGCATTGACCCCAGAAAAGTTCAGACCACAAACTTCTGGTACAATTACTGTGAATAACGCCATGAGTTCAGGTTGGCCGGTGAAAGGTGCAGAATGACAGTTCATAATATTCGTCACTTCTTTGCTCAACTATATCAATCAAAGAAATTTGTAACTGATAAGTCAGGCGTAAAGACTATTGAAATTGTAAATGCTAATTTTGTTGCAGCTTCGCCTTCTATCTTTGGTGCCGTCAACAACGAATATGTGAGTCGTGAAATTCGTTGGTATGAAGGCCAATCATTGAATGTCAATGATATTCCAGGTGGCACTCCCGCTATCTGGAAACAAGTTGCAGACAAAGATGGTTTCATTAATAGCAACTATGGTTGGTGTGTTTTCTCTGCTGATAACAATCATCAGTTTGCAAATGCTGTAGCTGAACTAGAAGAGCGTCCCGATTCTCGTCGTGCTATCATGATCTATACTCGTCCTGAGATGTGGGGTGATCATAATAAGAATGGTCGTTCCGACTTCATGTGCACTAACACAGTCCAATACTTGATTCGCGATAATCGTGTTTCTGCTATCGTCAATATGCGTAGCAATGATGCATGGGCTGGATACCGAAATGACTATGCTTGGCAGTTCTATATGCTATCATTGGTTACAAACAAGTTAAACACTCGTGGTAACGCATACCGTATGGGTGATATCCATTGGAATGCAGGATCACTCCACATCTATGAACGTCAGTTCTATCTGATCGATCACTTTATTAAAACCGGTGAAACCTCAATCACCAAAGAAGAGTATGACACAAAGTACAATTTGGCGTGATCGTTATTTAGATCTAGCAAAGCAGGTTTCTACTTGGAGTAAAGATCCAAGTAGAAAAATCGGTGCTGTTGCTGTAGGATCTAAAGGTCAGATTCTATCACAGGGATTCAATGGATTCCCTCGTGGTATCCTTGATAGTGCTGATCGTTATAATGATCGTCCCACGAAGTATAAGCTTGTAGTTCATGCTGAAATGAATGTGATCTACAATGCAACATTCAATGGAGTGTCTTTAGATGGTGCATCCTTATACGTCTATGGACTTCCCGTTTGTTCTGAATGCGCTAAGGGTATCATCCAAGTTGGAATTAAAAATGTTGTCATCTATACCGATGATGTAGTTCCAGCAGTATGGACAGATGCTTATGAATTGACTTATGATATGTTTAAAGAAAGTGATGTGCAATGCGAGTGGATCCAATCTTAATCGTTGGAATTTGTCCTTCTAATAAACCCCTATTGAAAAATAGTAAGAACGCTTCGCTTGATCGTCTTAGTACTTGGATGGATCATTTAAATGTCCAGCATTTTTCTTTCATAAATACGTTTGACACACCCGGTAATCCGCGTATGTCCAATGTAGATTTTGAAGCATTGGAAAAAGCGTGTAAAGGTTATGTCAACGTATTAGCACTTGGCAATTTTGTTGCTGATGTACTATGTAAGATTAACGTAAGGCATTATGTAATGCCTCATCCATCACCACTCAATAGAAATCTGAATCATAAGTGGTGGGTTGAATTGATGTTAGAAGATTGTAAGGATTATCTCAAATGAAAATCGCATTTATTATGGGCCGTGGCGTTGAAGGTTGCGGCGTAACTAAGTTTACTCTAGAACAGAACGATTGGTTCTTGCGTCAAGGTATTGAATCAACGATATATTCTCCTAAGGATAAATCGTGGACTCGCAAGAATTCTCATGACTGTTCGACGATACAGACTTTGAAGTTTGCTAAAGATGAAGATGCAAACCTTGTGATTGCAGGATGCAATGCAGCCGATGCTGTTATCATTACATCGCTTCCTTCTGATTCCCATCCAGCCGCATGCATTGCTAACTTCAAACGTATCCTTGCATCTATCACTAAGCCAATCGTTTTGATTCAGCTAGATCATAAGTCTGCATCCATTAAACGCAATGCGGCATTGGACGAATCTATTAATGCATCGGCTGTTATGTTTTCGTTGTCGCGTAAAAACGACTTTGCTGAATATGTTAATGCTATGACTGGAGCATCTGGTCTTGCATCTTTCTTTGACGATGACTCAGTTCAAAAAGAAATCTTTGCATATCAGGTTGGTTATACATTTGAACCAGCCAAGCAAAAATACTGGAAAGACATTAAAGAACAAGATCCATTACATCACAAATGGATTGGCCGCACCACTTCGTGGAAAGGCTATCAACAAATGTTCCACTTCCACAATAACTTCTTGCGTCCCAATGGATACATGACAACGTTTGAAGGTATTGAAAAGTCACCAGCATATCTTGGGTTCAAAGAACTATCTGAATTTCATCCTATGGTTGGCGAAGATCCACGAACGTCGGATCTGTCAAAAGCATATGGCGATCTAGCTTATGTCTTTGGCCCATACAACAATGATGAGATGCTGGAACGAATTTCTCGATGTGGATTCGGCTATCAGCTGTCATTGCTTGGTGAGAAGTACATTGAGAATGCATTGGAATATACTCATTGCGAAATCGTAGCAACTGGAACTACTCCTGTATTTCGTGCAGGATGGGGACGACGTGCTAAACACCGTACTCTTGATACTCCATTGATCGACTGTAAGAACAATGGAACTGTTTGGCTAGATGATGATAACATGCAACCAGCATTGGATCTTATCAATAAGCTAAGTAAGGATGATGTTATGCGCGATGAATATCGTCACATGGCATATGAGTTCTATAAAGAGCATCAGGATTCTGAACATATCTTTAGTGATATGTGGAACAAGATGAAACCTTACATTGTAAAAGCATGAAAATCTTAGTAACAGGAGGAGCAGGATTCGTTGGATCCTCGCTCTGTGAAAGACTTCAACAGTCTGGGCATTCCGTATCATCGGTTGATAACTATTTTACCGGTAGCATGTATAATCATGTTGACGATGTGACGTATTACGATTGCGATACCAAGAATATTCTAACACTTGGTCTTGAGAATGATTTTCAACTAGTGTATCACCTTGGCGAATATTCTAGAGTAGAACAATCTTACGATGATTTGAATACGGTGTTGGATTACAATCTATATTCCATAGCACCGGTTGTAGAGTTTGCTAAGAATTGCAATGCAAAGTTAATTTATTCTGGCTCAAGCACTAAGTTCTCTGCAGCTGGTGGATCGTTATCTCCCTATGCATGGACCAAAACAGTCAACGCTGATTACGTTAAGAACTATTCTGAATGGTATGGTTTAGACTATGCTATCACTTACTTCTACAATGTCTATGGAAACCGCGAAATTTGTGACGGTAAATATAGTACTGTAGTTGCAAAGTTTCTTAAGATGAAACGCGAAGGTGCGACAACTTTACCTGTAACTTCTCCTGGCACGCAGCAAAGAAACTTCACACACGTTGATGACATTGTTGATGCGCTGATTCTGATTGGTGAACATGGTAAAGGCGATGGATATGGTATTGGATCCGACGATGCGTATTCTATTGTGGAACTTGCTGAAATGATTGGCTTAAACGTTGACATGAGAGCTGCAGTAAAAGGTAATAGACTTAGTGCACCAGTGAAGTCTGAAAAGACTATCGCACTAGGATGGAACACAAAACGAAACTTGAAAGAATACATTAAATCATGTCTATAAACATTGGTATTATTGGTCACGGCTTTGTCGGCAAGGCTGTTGAATTTGGATTTGATACTCCTGAGGTTGATCAGTATCTGGTAGATCCTAATTACGGAACTACTGTCGCTTCAATGTTTGATAATTTTGATCCGCATATCGTTTTCATTGCAGTACCAACTCCAATGAGTGATGATGGTACGATCAATTCATCTATCATTGAGCAAGTATTCTTAGATCTTAGCAAAGCAGACTCAAAACCAATTGCAGTAATTAAGTCTACCATTACTCCTGAAGTTATCTCAAAGATCAAAGCCGTGTATCCACGTGTTATCTACAATCCTGAGTTTCTTACAGAGCGTAATGCAAATCATGATTTTGTAAATGCACCTATGCTTATCATTGGTGGTGAAAATGAAAGTGACATGCGATTTATCAAATCGGCGTATGACACGTATTCAAAGTGTGTGCCATGTGAAACATTCTTTGTTGATCTAGAAGCAGCATCGATGATTAAGTACACGCTGAATTGCTTTATGGCTACCAAGGTTTTATTCTTTAATCAGATCAATTCAATCTTTAAAGCAAGCGGAACTGAAACAGATTGGAATGATTTTGTTTCAATCATTAAAGCAGATCCTCGAGTTGGCGATAGTCATATGGCAGTCCCAGGTCCTGATGGCCGTTATGGTTACGGTGGTGCATGTTTCCCTAAAGATACAACTGCATTGGTTAAATATTCTAAAAACATCGGTGTTCCCTTCACCGCATTGGAAGAAGTTGTAAAGGCTAATCAAAAGATTAGAAGCCAGTACACTGATTTAGATGCTCGTGAAAAAGAACAAAACGTGAGCTTTAAAGCGTTATGAAACATGCATCTATAGTTCCACTAATTGGTGGAGAAACTCTTGGTCAAATGGCAGCCTTCGGCACTAAGCCAGATTACTTACTTTCATACTCTCCGTTTAGTAATAATGATTCGCACTTGGTTAATCACCTTAAAGACGTCCCTTACATCTTACTTGATCAGGGCGGTCGTCATCCTCACTATGTTGATGTTGTCAACGCTGTCTGTCCTTGTGCTGGGTTATCTTCTTTATCACCTTCAGCTAATTCCGATGCAGCAGTTAATGATTGGTTAACAACTACTGCTAAGTACGTGTTGGAAGAAATGAAGCCACAGGTTCTATGGGGAGAGAATGCACCACGATTCGCTGGCTCAATGGGTAAACCAATCGTAGATAAGCTTCATAAACTTGCTACTGATAATGGTTATACGATGTCAGTGTATAGGACTAAGTCCCTATTGCATGGACTAAGTCAAGTAAGAGAACGATCGTTCTATTTCTTTTGGCAGGGCGATACCATTCCCGTCTTCAATTATTTTGATCGTCCAAATAAAAAGATTGAAGATCTGCTCACTGGTGTACCTAAAGATGCAAGCCAGCAAGAAGTAACTAACAAGAAGATTCCTTCAAAGGACGATCCTTACTATCGTTACGTGCTAGAAGAGCTTGAAGGCGGCATCACTCACGCCGAGTTCGCGGCCAAGTTAACATCGTCATATGATGTGATGCACTACATCGAATCAAAGACGAACTATCTTGAGGTTAAGAAGTGGGCTGAGAAGCAAGGTCTTACTAAGATGGCAGGCAAGTGTCAATTTATGCATGATAAGCTCGCAGCTGGTGGTAACATTATGAGACGTGCTTCTTATATTCCAAAGAATTATAGCGGTGCATTCGTTGGCCATCTTCCAACAAGTATGACTCATCCAGTAGAAGATCGTTATCTAACGTATCGTGAATGCATGACCATGATGGGTCTACCCAATGATTTTGAGTTGCTAAGTCCAGCAAAGAATCTGAATCATGTATGCCAGAACGTACCTGTTGGAACTGCTACAGATATGGCTATGGAAGTTAAAGCATCGTTGGAGGGTAAGCGCGATAGAGTAAATGCTTCGCTGCTCTATCAGTTTAACAACAATAAAACATATGAGATTCGAGACACTGAACCCATACAGAGTTTAGAAAGTTTCTTCTAATAAAATGCCCTTCGGGGCATTTGTAGTTTATAATAAATAGAATAAGTAAAACTTTATAGATGGAATAATCATGGCAGCTTCAGAAGGCGTAGACTTAGAATTCGCTATAGTAGATCATATAAGAATGACTAATGGCACTTTAATAAGTCCAAATAGAAAATATTCTACTAAGATTGAACAACAGGCTAAGAAGTGTGCAGAACATGTATTCGATTTTGCTGGAAATAAAAAAGTAGAAGCATGGCACTCGGACGATAATACAAATCCATTTCATGTTTCAATTTCTGCAAAACCAGAACCTAAAACAGACGTAGTGTTTAAAATTGGCAATACGATATACACTGCTTCAGTTAAAATGGCCGGTCCAGTTCAATTAGCATCAGGCCAAGGAGTTAGTACTGCGGAATTGTTTGAGGCCGCAGCACAGCATCTAAACAACAAAGCAAAATCCAAAGTTTTAGAATCTATTATACATGAATTGCGAACAATGCCAACTAGATTGCTATCGGAAGGCAATAAACCTAGAATCATGGGTGAAGGTAAGCAGAAAATAATAGATGAATTTATAAAAAATGGTAAAGTTATTACTGATAAAAGTTATGATGTATGGCTACAGAATAATAAGCCAATGTTAATGACAAAGTTACTTGATTATGTTGAAAGCGATCATGATTTTAAAGTTGCTTTACTGTACGAGTCCATGACTGGCGAAAAGACATTGTCAAAATATAAAGGTGCTGTAGCTAATAGTATCATTAGTCCTAAAGGATTCTATGAAATAGACGGTTCATACGTCAATAGTATTTTTTCACGAGTGAAATTCGACATTAGAGGTAAGTCTAGAAGCGGCATTACCGGTGTGGCTTTTAGAATTGACTTAAATTAATAGCGATAGACAGTGTACAATAAATCTAATTTGTGGTATAATACTACTATAAAGACAACATGCTAAACTTAAAAGACTACCTCAAAGAAGAAAAAAACGTTCACATGGAACACATTGAAGACCTCATCTTCAATGAAGGTGTTATCGGCACTCGTAAAGCCATCAACTTTCTGCAAGACTTACGCGACATGCTCGCTGGTCACAGTAAGACCAAGATCACCGCAACGGTGAAATGGGATGGGGCTCCAGCTATCTTCGCTGGAGTAGATCCTCGCGATGGAAAATTCTTTGTAGCAAAGAAGGGTATCTTCAATAAGAATCCTAAGGTCTATAAAACCAATGCTGACATTGACGCTGAATTGAGTGGCGATCTTGCTACAAAATTTAAGACTGCTCTCAAAGAATTCTCAAAGCTTGGTATCAAATCCGGTGTATATCAGGGTGACCTTATGTTCACCGATGATAAGAAGACTGAGTCTATCGATGGCGAGAAGTTCATTACGTTTCATCCAAACACGATCATGTATGCAGTGCCATATAGTTCAGAACTCGGTAAGAAGATTCGTTCTGCTAAGATCGGAGTGATCTGGCATACTACCTACGTCGGCGATTCTTTCGAATCAATGTCTGCTTCATTTGGTAAGACTATCGTTGACAAACTTAATGACGTACCATCTATCTGGATGGATGATGCAAACTATAAAGACTATTCTGGTACAGCAACATTCACTGCTGCAGAAACTAAAGAAGTCACTGCAGTACTATCTCGTGCAGGAACTCTATTTGGATCTATTAGTGCTCCAACGCTGAATGCAATCAGCGCTGATGAAGACTTGCTAATGGCTGTCAAGACTTTCACTAATTCAAAGATTCGTAAGGGTGAATACATCACCAACACTAAAGCTCACGTGCAAGAACTCTATCATTGGATCCATGATAGATACGAAAAAGAAATCGAAAAGAAAAAGACTCCTGCTGGAAAGAAAACTCAGGAAGATATGCGTAAGAAGATCCTAAGCTTCTTTGCTCATCACGATCAAAATCAAATCGTTGCAATCTTTGATCTTGCAAACTTGCTAGTAGAAGCGAAAGCGCTGATCGTTGCTAAGATGAATCAGGCTGGACATGTTAGCACATTCCTTAAGACTTCTGATGGTTTCAAAACAACTGGAGTAGAAGGTTTCGTTGCTATTGATCACCTTACTGGTGGAGCTGTAAAGATCGTAGATCGTATGGAATTTAGCAAGGCTAATTTTAGCCCACTTATAATCAAAGGATGGACAAAATGATAGATTTTAAAACTTACTTAGAAGAAGTTAAACGAGGCCTATGGGCAAACATTCACGCTAAAAGAAAGCGAATTAAAGCCGGTTCAGGCGAGAAGATGCGTAAGCCAGGAAGTAAGGGAGCTCCATCTGAAGCTGACCTAAAGTCCGCAGCAGAATCTGTTGAGAACCAGTTTGACATTATTGAAGAGCTAGTGATGGATTTAGCTGAAATGCATAATGTCGATCCAGAAGTTATCTGGGAAGATTTTGAATCTGTTGACGACACCGAACTTTATGAATATGCTATTGATGCTAAAGGGCATAAGAGTTCTACGGGTGGACTGACACAAAAAGGTGTTGACGCTTACAACGCAAAGACTGGTGGAAATCTTAAGACAGCAGTAACAACTCCACCTTCTAAATTAAAGCCTGGTTCAAAAGCTGCTAATCGTCGTAAGTCTTTCTGTGCTAGAATGGGCGGAGTTGAAGGTCCAATGAAAGATGACAAAGGTCGACCAACTCGTAAAGCACTAGCTCTTAGAAAATGGAATTGCTAATGATTACGTTTAAAGATTGGTTAAAGGAGGAGAATACTCAAGGTGATGAAGGAACTGATAAGCTCACTAAGCATCGTAAGAAGCTTACACCCAATGAATTGCCAGTTACTCCCGAACCACTTAAGAATTTTGAAACGTATAAATAAACTATAACAATTTGTATTGATGGAATAAAATGAAAAAACTAAGACAGGTCTTAAAGGAACTGCCATCTAGAAAAGTAGTGTTCGCCTTTGGTCGCTTTCAGCCACCAACTACAGGCCATGAACTGCTTGTCAACATAGTTAAAAAGGTCGCCTCTGCACAGAAGGCCGATCATGTCATCTTCGCTTCACGAACACATGACAAAAAATCCAACCCACTTCCAGTAGATCGTAAGGTATATTACCTTAAGAGAATGTTTCCAAAGACTAATTTCGTCGCAGCTAATGACGAAGTTCGTACTTTCATTGAAGCAGCTAAGATGCTGTCTGGTAAGTATAAGAATCTAGTGATGATCGCAGGATCAGATAGAGTTCCAGAATACAAGAAGATCCTTGAAAAATACAATGGCGATGTATTCCATTTTGATACTGTTGAAGTAGTATCGGCTGGTGAACGTGATCCAGACGCTGATAGCGCTTCTGGCATGTCCGGCACTAAGATGAGAGCTGCAGCGGCTGATGGCGACTATAAGAAGTTTAAGACAGGTCTTCCGAAAGCACTCACAGATCTTGACGGCAGACGTCTCATGAATGAGATTCGTACCGGCATGGGAATGGAAGTCGTTAAGGAACAAGTTAAGTTTGAAACAAATGATACCCGTGAAAAATACTATTCTGGTCAGATCTTTAACATTGGCGAGAAAGTAACTGATGGTCAAAACATCTTTGAAATTATTGATCGTGGTTCTAATTATATCACAGTCGTTAATGAATCCGGAGCTACAAGTAAGAAGTGGCTCAACTCAGTACGACCAATCGTAGTTGAAGACGTTAAACCTGGTTACGCGCCAAAGCAGATCAGCTACAAGGGTTACACTACTAAGAACTTCGATAGATCTGAAGATGCGGCAAAAGCTTTTCAAGATACTATCGATAGAGAAGGTGACCCAGTCGCGATCCTAAATGCTATCAAAGCAACTGACACGTACATGGGTCTTAATGACAAACACCTTACAGGTGAAAAGTTCACAGATCAAGAAAAAGAAACATGGATAGCCGCACACGAAAAAGCTAGAGAGTCTTTAAATAGAGTCGGCGAATTTGCTCATCATCAAGACTATTGGCATACTCATCAGCATGAGTTAGAGGGCGTACTCATTCCTTATGATGAGACTGGTAAAGAAGAAATGCGCGAACAAAAAGAAAGACTAGAAGAAATGAAATTCTCATCAATAGACAGAATCAAAGTAGCACGCATTATTGCCGGTTCACTTGGAGTACCAGATGTAGAAGAAAAATCTGGTCCAGCTGAAATGGTAAACCAAGGTCTACGTTTCATTAAGAACAAACGCATGACTCCAGAAGCTTGGAACGTCATTAAGAATATGCTTCAAATGGCGACAGATGCTGGCATTAAGTTTGATCAGAACATCGTTAAGAATAAAGTTGAAGAATCGGTAGACAAAAAGAACGGTGACTCTGATAAAGAAGTAGAGCACGATGAAAAACCAGACCACGGCAAAGTTGGTAGAAGTCTTGGCGGATCGAACGACTCACACCGTAGAATGAAAGTTAAGTACGCTTTAGGCGAAGAGTCTGAGCGTGAAGAACTTGAAGATGAAGGTCTATCAGATGAAGAGATCGACGACATGATCGGCAAGCTTAGTGATGATGATTATCTAGAAGCATATGACGATGAAGAGCTATCAGTTATCGACGACGAAACTGGTGAGCATCTCCACGATTTAAAAGAAGAAGCTCTAATGGAAGTTCTTTCAAGAGCTGAAAGAGTTAGAGCTAAGATTAGGTTTGCAAAATCAGAAGCAAAACGCGAACGTAAGACTCGCATTGCTCTAAAGACTAGATCTACTTCAAAGACTATTAATACTCGCGCCCGCCGCATGGCAGTTAATATGATGAAGATGAGGATCGCTAAGAAGCCTCTCAATACACTCTCAGTTGGTGAGAAAGAAAGAATCGAGAGAATCATAGCTAAGAGAAAAGTAGTCATTGGTCGTATCGCAATGAAGATGGCGCCGAGAGTGCGCAAGATTGAAAACGATAGACTAGTACATAGAACATACACTAAGGGTTAATATGGATGCACTAGTATCATCATTGAAAACAGTAATGGCAAATACATTTGTCATGTACTTCAAAGCACAGGGATTCCATTGGAACGTTGAAGGTATTCACTTTAGTCAATATCATAGTTTCTTTGGCGACATCTATAGTGATCTATACGGTGCAACTGATCCACTAGCTGAGAACATTAGAAAACTTGGCGAGTATGCTCCTAGAAGTCTCGCTGAAATGTACAAGTATACTACTCTCGTTGAATCAGACATCGTTGGAATCAACTTGAAAGAAATGCTAAATAGTCTGCTAACGGATAATACAGAAGTGCTTAGTTCATTGAATAGAACTTTTGCACTAGCAAATACCGCTAATGAACAAGGACTTGCTGATTATCTTGCACAACGAATCGACTCACACAAGAAACACGAATGGCAATTAAAGTCATCACTAAAGGGACAAGAATGAGCACTCTTAAAAATATTTTAGAGCAACGCGGCATGCCATGTTGTGGCGGTTGCGGAATGCGCATGAAGATGATGGAGGGTACTTGCCCTGATTGTGGAATTAACTATGGATTAAGCATGGGTGCTAAGAACGCACCTGGTATGTCTGAAGAAAAAGAAGAAGAACCAACAACCGATTTTAAATTGGATAAACTTGGTAGAAAAATCAAAGCATCAAAAATCGTATTCAACCAAGGTGAAGACGATTCAACAAAGAGAGTACAAGAAAACATGAAAACCACATATAAAGATATGATCACTGCGTACTCGGCAATGCGCGTTGAGTCACTTCAACTTGAAGACGAGATCAACGAAGTCTTATCTAAAGACGCTGCAGCTGGCGAATGGATTAGTGACTTCGTTAATAGTGATAATCCAAAGTTTGCTGGTAAGTCTAAAGAGAAACGTAAGCAGATGGCACTGGCTGCTTACTACGCTAAGCAAAAGAATGAAGAAGTTGAGATTGACGAAGTAGCTGCATGGAATCCAATCAAACACATTCCTAAAGAAAATCAAAACAAAGCCATCAAGACAGCAGCTAAAGATGTAAAGCGTGGTAGCTATGCTGACCGCGCCGCACTACTAAAAGCCGGTGGCGTTAAAAAAGAAGAAGTCGAGATCGAAGAAGGCGAAGTACCTGCTCATATGAAGGGCAAACAAAAACCATACGTGTCTTCTTCTGGTGGTGACCATGAAGTGTTAGGTAACGTTGGTCAAGTTAAAGCAACCTTCACACAAAAAGAACATGGTAAGGAAGCTAAAGCTAAAGCAATTGCTCACCTTAAGAAAAACTATGATACCTACATGAAAGAAGAGATCGATCTAGAAGAAGCAGATAAAATCTCTACAGCTCAAATGGGCCACGCTGGTAAGACAACAATCAAGCACATCAAGAATCCAGACGTTACACAACGTATGGCAGCTCATGATGTAAAATCATACGCCGATCGTATTGCTCTTCTTAAAGATGCAAAGCGCAAGGGTAACTTAAAGGAAGACGACATGCAAGAATCAGCATTCGATTGGAAGAACGCTCCAAGAGAAAAATGGGATAAGACAAAGACATCTACTTACCATGATGTAAAGAAGATCTCTACTGGAACTGTTTACACTAAGCAGTTCGATAAGGATGGCACATCTAAAGGAACTGGTGGCGATGCTGCAGCTAAGGCAGAGAATGCTCCTAAGCGCGGCCGTGGTCGTCCAAAGAAAGACAAGTTTGCTGAGTCCGTTGAGATCCTCATGTCTCTATCAGAAGAGCAGTTTGACTCTATGATGGAAGACGGCTTCGATACATTCTTTGAAGCATACGAACAACTAGACGAAGAGTCTAAAGCCGCTCTTAAGTCTTGCGGCAAATCAACAAAATAATTCAAGGAGAATAAAAATGGCACTATGGGGAAAAACCGACGCAACACTTAGCAAGCCTAAGTATCTTAACGCTACAGACGCGGCTAACGCAGTTTTCGTATCGGCAGAAGAAGCAGTTCTAAAGACAAACAAAGACAAAGGTATCACTGGCGCAGGCTGGTGGTTAGTAACCGAGCACAAGGATAACAGCGGCGCAAATCGCTACAATTCTGAATGCCTAGTAGCAATGAGCGTTGCTAACGCAGTATCTGGCGACGCAGCAGATGACACTAAAGTCGCAGACGTTGAAGTTACATTGACTATTGGCACCCAACCAACAGCTCAGTCTTCAGTATCCGGTGCAGCAACATTCGCAGTGGTAGCAACAGCTTCTAGCGGTGCAGTTACATATCAATGGCAACGTGCTCTAGCAGCTACGCCAACTCGCTTCACTAATGTATCAGGCGCTACATCAGCTTCCCTAGTACTAAGCGGAGTTGTTGCTGGTGACACTGGCAACAAGTATCGTGCTGTTCTAAGTTCTGACTCTGGTGCAGTTAAGGTTAATTCCGACGCAGCTACACTAACTTTCGGTTCTTAATAGAAGGGGCTTCGGCCCCTCTTTAATATGAAATTAACTGATAGTAATTTTCTTCTATACGCAATGCGCCACTATGATAATATACAGTGCCAAACAATAGAAGAGTTTGAAGAGGATCTAAAGAAGCTTCTTTACGTTAAGAAGCTTCTTTCTCGTTATAAAAATGATAATGATTTAAAAGAAAAATTAATTCTGAATCATATCATTGTACTATATAATGTATTCGGTGATGCACTTACTAATATGATATTTTTTAAGATAGATAAAGAACATTGGCCAGCGTTAACAACATTCTTAGTTTGTGTTAACCGTATGCCAGATGTAGTAGAATTCCACGGGATTGTGTTGTCAGATATAACTCTGGATCAGAACATAATTTCAGCACTAAGAAAGATCTAAGATGATTGATAACCTAATAGCATTCAGAATTCTGTATATGCTCGTTACATCATTCGATAAGACGGATGCATTCAAACTTGGTATCATCGATGCCGATGGAAATCCTCTTAAAAAGATTAAAGACCTAAAGACGTCTGAAGAGAAAGACGCGTACGACATGCTCGACCGTTTGGTATTCTCGTTGAAGAGACTACTCGCAAAGCTACCAGGTGGTAGTAGTAAGATCGCCAGTCTAGCCGCAGCGTATTGGTTGGTCAAGGAGTCGTATGAGACTCAAGAAGTAGTTACTCAAGAACAACTAAATAGTCTTGTGGATCTCATTGAATCAAATCAGATCGTGTTGAAAGAACAATCAGAAATTCAGGGTTACTTAAGTCTTACAGAAGACGGCGCTATCGCTAATGTTGCTGGTGCAGCTACTGCGACTGATAAGCCTGTTGTTAAGTTGAACAAAAAGAATAAGCCAGTGTCTAGCATAATTGGTACTCCTAATTATGTTGTGCGCCGTAATAAAAAAATCACACCGATGGGATGAACATGAAAAACTTTACAGAATTCAATACAGAGTTAGATGAAGCTCTTGACACTCATGAAATTGCAATGTCTCACAAAGACAAAGCATCTAAGGCGCTAGAGACTAGTGATATGAAGGCGTATCACCACCACATGTCAAATCACCACGAATCTATGGGTCAGTGGCATGAGTCTAAAGGTCGTCACTCTGCTGCCGATCGTGAGTACGCCAAAGGCGAAGAACACCACGAAAAGAGTCTTAAGCCAGACAACAGCAGAACCGTTGGTGCAAAGAATGAATCCGCTATCTGCTCTGCCTGCCAATCTGATCCTTGCATCTGTGATGACTCTCATGGATTTGTAACTGAAGCCGCTCAAGGCCACGCCATTGAAGCTCACGGTATTCGTGGCATGAAGGGTACTCCTTGGAGAAAGACATTCAAGAGTCACGAGCTCCTAGCAGATTGGGCAGATAAGAACGACAGCATTGAAGTTCATGGTATTCGTGATTTAGAACATGTTAAGACTGGCAAGAAGTCTCCAACAATGAAAGAAGAAGCTCAAGCTATGCATAGAGTTGGTGTGACGGTATCTGAAAAAGATCATCCAATGGTCTCTAAGCGTTCAGAAAAACAACAGAAGCGTGTTATAGTAACTGCTGCAGATAAAGATGAAGCTGTATCAAAAGCTAAGAAGTTCTATACTAAGCAAGGTTATCATGTGCATGATACTGAGTATCTTTCAGTACAACCTAAGAGTTCATTGAAGACTGAAGAAGCGGTGTTATCATTTAACCAATTTATTGATATAATCGAATCAGCAACTTGGTATAGCAAAGAAAAGTTCATGGCAGATGCTGAGAAGAAACACGGTAAGATTACCCACACATCTCGTGATAAAGATGGTAGAACGCATTACCATATCGCTGGCGGACAGACAAGTGGAATGAGCGATACTGATGGCGAAGGTTCTACTTCATACAATGTTCACGCTAAGCCACACACTGCTAAGTAATTATGTGGTTACTCAGCTTCATTCCAGCCTATGCATTCCACCTACTGACTCTAGTTGGAGTCGTGGGTGTTATCGCATGTCTACTTCCAATTCCGTATAAGTCTATAGTTCAAATCATTTCAGTGATCGTCCTATCGTTCTCTCTATACATGGAGGGTGGAATCTCTAATCAAGCGGAGTGGGAAGCTAAGGTGGCTCAAGTTAAATTAGACATGGCAGTAAAAGAAGTCAAGTCAGTAGAAGTCACAACTAAAATAGTTACTAAATATGTAAAGCAAATACAAATTGTCAAGGAGACAGGCGATGTTATCATTAAGCAAATTCCAATGTACATTACAAAGAACGATGATTCTATGTGCGCTGTGCCTAATGGTTTCGTCTTGCTCCACGACAGTGCCAGTCGCAATGAAGTTCCCGACTCCACCAGAGTCCCTAATGCAGGCGCCTCCAATGTTAAAATCTCTGAAGTCGCCGGAACAGTTATTGAAAACTACACCACTTATTACCAACTTGCCGAGCAATTAAAGTCTCTGCAAGATTGGGTAAAAGAACAGCAACGAATATATAAGTGAGTATGTAATGGCCAACGAAGTAGAAGTAGAAGTACTAAAGAGCGTAGTTAAAAAACTAGACTCTTCACTCGATAAAATTACTGAAGTAAGTAACAGCATCGCAAAGCTATTAGCTGTGCATGACGAAAGGTTGAGTTCCTTGGAAAAAATAAGCGATAAACGAGAAGACGAGATCAAAGATCTTCATTCCCGTATTACAACTCAGACCCGCGAGATCTTCGATAAATTAGAACTCATGGAAGCTAGAATCGAAAGACGTATCGCCGAAGGTGGTATCGCTACGTCTTCACAGCACGATAGAATCAACGCTGAAATGAAAGCAGAGATCCACAAGATCTCTGAAAGAATCACGCTCCTTGAAGGATGGCGCTGGTATGTACTAGGCGCTGCAGCTGTAGTAGGTTGGATCTTATCTAAGTATGGAGATTTGACAAGTCTTCTAAAATAGTTTGTACTTCTTTTCCTCGATGATATATAATGGACTATGTGAATTTATTAATGGAGATGTCTGTGCAAAGTGTAAAATTAATTTCGTCGTCAAAGCCTTCTAAAGAACTCGTTTTAGAAGGTCTTTATGATGTTCAAGAACTCATCGCATATTGCGCTCGAGTATCAAACCCGTCTAACCAGTTGAACACTGGGTCTTCAGACAAACTAATCAAGTATCTAATCAAACACCAGCATTGGTCGCCGCTCGAAATGGTGTCTGCGTGTTTAGAGATTGAAACCACCCGCGATATTGCTCGCCAGATTCTACGTCATCGTAGCTTCTCATTCCAAGAATTCTCGCAACGATATGCAGATCCAACCAAGGATCTTTCTTTCGTTACTCGTGAGGCTCGTCTTCAAGACACAAAGAATCGTCAGAACTCGATTGAAACTGATAATCTTGCACTACAGTCGTTTTGGGAAACTCGTCAACAACGTGTTATCGATGAAAGCAAAGCCGCATATGAATGGGCAATTGCTAATGGTATTGCTAAAGAACAAGCTCGGGCCGTTCTACCCGAAGGTTTGACTACATCGCGTATGTATGTCAATGGAACTCTTAGATCATGGATTCACTTCATCCAAGTACGATCAGATGCTGCAACTCAAAAAGAACATCGTTTGATTGCGATTGAATGCGCTAAGATTATCGCTGAGATCTTTCCTTTGATGAATGAAATATATAGTAACCAAGCAGTATAATAAGGAAAATAATGAATGATGTAATTCATGGAATCACAGTAGACTACTCACGCGATAGTCTATTTGATGAACTCGGTAAGATTAGACTCCAAGAATCTTACATGAAAGATGGTGAGGTATCACCGCAAGAAAGGTTCGCATATGTATCATCGATGTTTGGAAGCAATCCAGAACACGCACAACGATTATATGAATACTCCAGTCTTCATTGGTTGTCTTACGCTACTCCCATTCTTTCTTTTGGTCGCAGTAAGCGTGGTCTCCCTATATCATGTTTTCTTAACTATATCGAAGATACTGCGGAAGGTCTAGTTGATAATCTATCAGAAACTAATTGGCTCAGTATGCTCGGCGGCGGTGTGGGTATTGGTTTTGGTATTCGCTCTGCCGATGATAAGTCTACTGGCATTATGCCACACCTTAAAATGTACGATGCTTCTTCTTTGGCGTATCGTCAAGGTCGTACTCGTCGTGGCTCTTATGCCGCTTATCTTGATATTTCTCATCCCGATATTATTCCTTTCTTAGAGATGCGAAAGCCAACCGGCGATCAAAATCTTCGCACATTGAATATGCACCACGGTGTTAATATTCCCGATGCATTCATGGACATCATTGAGAAGTGCATGCTCGATCCAGAAGCAGACGACTCATGGAATCTAGTAGATCCGGCAAGCCACGAAATTCGTGAAACAGTTTCAGCTAAGCACCTATGGCAACAACTGCTTGAATTGCGTATGATGACTGGTGAACCTTATCTTCACTTCATTGATGAGTCTAATCGTAAGCTTCCAAAATGGCTTAAAGATAAAGGTCTAAAGGTACACCAGTCTAACTTGTGTTCAGAGATCATTCTACCAACCAACAAAGATCGCACCGCAGTGTGCTGCTTATCATCATTAAACTTGGAGTACTGGGATGCTTGGAAAGATCACCCAACCTTTCTTCGGGACGTTGCTGAGATGCTTGATAACGTTCTACAGTATTTCATTGATAATGCTCCTAGTAGCATACAAAGAGCAAGATATAGTGCTCAGCTTGAACGCTCTATCGGTATTGGTGCCCTCGGCTTTCATGCACTACTTCAGAAGAACAACATTGCATGGGAAAGTGTAGTAGCAAAATCACTGAACATGAGAATGTTTAAAACAATTCGGAGTAAATTGAATGAAGCTAATCAAAGTCTGGGATTGGAACGAGGCGAAGCGCCTGACGCTAAAGGTACTGGTAATCGCTTTAGTCATCTTATGGCTATCGCTCCCAATGCTTCTTCTTCCATTCTTATGGGCAACACTAGTCCTTCTGTTGAACCTTATCGTGCCAATGCTTATCGCCAAGATACTCTATCGGGTTCTCACCTAAATAAGAACCGATTCCTTGATGCTCTATTGCGTACTAAACTTAAAGACAGCGAGATGCAGGAAGTATGGTCTTCCATCATGGCTAACGACGGTTCGGTTCAACACCTAACAGTATTGACCGAACAGGAGAAAGAAGTCTTTAAGACTGCTATGGAGATCGATCAACGTTGGGTCATCGAACACGCCGCTGATCGTCAGGAATATATTGATCAAGCGCAGTCTATCAACGTATTCTTTAGACCTGATAGTAGCATCAAGTACATCCACGCAGTACACTACCTTGCTTGGAAGAAGAAGCTTAAGACGCTATACTACTGCCGTTCTGAAAAGATTGGTAAAGCAGACAAGGTGTCTAAGAAGGTTGAACGTGAAATTATTAAAGAACTAGATATGCGATCAATCGCTGAGGGCAATGATTGCATTGCATGTGAAGGATGATACATGTGGAAACTATGGGCAAAAGCTCTAGGTGAAAAAGCATCAAGCAACAATAACGAAGCAGATAGAATAGCAATCATCAGAACACTAATTGTTATGGTGTATGTGATCACAAACTTCTTTATTGTTGCTGGAGTTATTAGACATTGGTAAGGAGTATATGAGAGAAATATTAAAATTCAGTGCATCATGGTGTGGACCATGTAAGACACTATCAAACGTAATTAAGAGTTCAGGAGATCTTGGCGTCACTATTACTGAAGTTGACATCGATGAACAATTAGATCTTGCTACTAAGTATAGTATCAGATCAGTTCCAACAATGGTTATGTTGGAAAGTGGACATGAAATTAAACGTATGACTGGTGTTATGACATCACAACAATTGAAAGACTTCGTAGAATATGAAACTATTTAAGTTATTAGCAGTTCTATCACTCTCGGCGTGTTCTATTACATTTGCCGCAGATAAAGTAGAATCAAAACTATATGACTGGAAAGTCGAAAAAGTACTCGATGGAGACACCATTAAGTTTCAAGTGGGATTCCTTCCAACTGAGATTAAACCGTTTCTATCAGTGCGTGTTAACGGAGTAGACACTCCGGAAAAGAAACCACGTAACAAATGCGATAAGGAAGATCTATTAGCTCAGAAGGCGAGTAAATTTACTAAGGACGCAGTCGCTAGCGCAAAGTCTATTAAGGTGACCATCGATGGATGGGACAAGTACGGTGGACGAATCCTCGGTGATGTTATCCTCGATGGGAAGAGTCTTTCCGCCATGTTAATTCAAAGTGGCAACGCTCGCGAATATCATGGAGAAGCAAAGCAAAGTTGGTGTAACTAACTATCGGGGCTTCGGCCCCTTGTAATTTAAGTATAGACTTAAATAATAATTCTAAATTTTGCCAGAATTATTATTTAAGTCAATCTAACAAAGATTGGACTAATAATGATTAAACCAAAAGGCAAAAAAATGACAAGAACTTCGAATAATCTACTGTCTGAACGCAATTCGTTCAAACCGTTTAACTACCCTTGGGCCTATGACGCATGGCTAAAGCATGAACAATCACATTGGCTTCATACTGAAGTACCGATGGCAGAGGATGTAAAAGACTGGAAAAAGAAGTTGACTATCCCAGAGAAACAGTTCTTGACCCACATTTTTAGATTCTTTACGCAAGGTGATATTGACGTTGCTGGTGGATATGTTAAGAACTATCTACCTTACTTCCCTCAACCAGAAGTACGTATGATGTTGTTGGGATTCGCTGCACGTGAAGCACTACACATTGCTGCATATTCTCACTTGATTGAAACGTTGGGTCTACCAGAAACTACATATAATGAGTTCCTTGAGTATGCAGAGATGAAAGAGAAACACGACTATGTGTTAGACCTATCTGCTCAAAATACTACTAAGGAAAATACAGCTAAGCACATCGCAGTGTTCTCTGCATTTACCGAAGGCATGCAGTTGTTCTCTTCATTCATCATGCTGTTGAACTTTCCTCGTCATGGTAAGATGAAAGGCATGGGCCAAATCGTTACATGGTCTATTGTTGATGAGACTCAACACACCGAAGGAATGATCAAGTTATTCCGTGAATATATAAAAGAGAACTCTGAGATTTGGAACGACCAACTCAAGGGTGAACTATATACCATTGCTGAACGCATGGTGGAACTTGAAGATAAGTTCATTGATCTAGCTTTCGCACTTGGTGGCATGCAGGATTTAAACGCTGCTGACGTCAAGGGTTATATCCGCTACATCACTGATCGTCGCCTGATTAGCTTAGGCTTAAAGGGTATCTTCAAAGTTAAGAAGAATCCATTGCCGTGGGTTGAAGAAATGATCAACGCGCCTATTCATGGAAACTTCTTTGAAAATCGAGTCACCGATTACGCTAAAGGCGCACTTGGTGGCACCTGGAATGACGTATGGGGAAAGGCAGCATAATGACAGCTAGCAGATTATTCGAGTGCTCACAGTGTGGTGCTTTTGGTAAAATTACATTAAAGAGTGAAGACCATGAAAAGTCTTCAATCGTCTGCTGCCCAGTTTGTGCAGCCGATATAAGTGAGGATGAAAAATATGACGACGAAGAAGATTGATAAGATAATTATATACTACAACGATGGAACATTCGAAGAAGTTAAAACTGGCGTTCATGATGTGGCGCCTAAACAAGATACGGGTCCTACTATCACAATTGGCAAGCAAAATGTGAATACGTATCCACCGCAGTGGCCACCTCTTCAGTATCCACCCGGAGTACGTGGAGTTGATCACCCTTGGACATATGGCAACGTAACTTGTAGCGACACTCTAGGGAATAAATATACCATTGCAACTAATAGTAATGGTAATGTGGACTTTTCAAACAACATTGGTAGAGAGTTTACCTGATGACTGCGTTGGTTTTGTTTATTTAATTACAAACAAAACCAACGATAGAAAGTATGTCGGTAAGAAATTAGCGAAGTTCTCTAAGACCGCTTATAAAACCGTGGTCTTAAAAAACGGCACTAAGAAAAAGAAGAAGATCAAGTCGAAGATCGACTCTGATTGGATAACCTACTATGGTTCTAGCGTAGAACTGAGCAAAGATATAGCGTTACTCGGTGAAGACAATTTCACTCGGGAGATTCTATTCTATTGTAAGTCTAAGGCGGAATGTTCATACATCGAAGCTAGGGAGCAATTCACCCGGCGAGTACTTGAGTCAACTGAGTACTATAATGGACAGATATCAGTGCGGGTCCACGGCTCGCATATCATAGGAAAAATATGACATATATGTTATTTTTGTCGGCCATAGCTCTCTCAAGCGTGGCTGCTTATTATTCAATCATGGGATTGGTCGCGATCTTCTCAGGCGCTGTGACGTCTATCGCGGTTATGGGAGGAGTTCTAGAAGTTTCTAAATTAGTTGTCACATCGTGGCTCTATAGAAACTGGAAGGAGACGCCGAGGTTATTAAAGGCTTACTTTATTACGGCGATCGTTGTGCTCATGCTTATTACTAGCATGGGTATATTCGGATACCTGTCTAAGGCTCACTTAGAACAAGGCATGTCATCAGGTAATGCATCTGCTGAAGTCGCATTACTTGATGAAAAAATCATCATTCAAAAGGAAAATATAAATGCAGCTCGTAAAACACTTTCTCAACTGGATTCACAAGTTGACGCAACCCTCAGTCGGAGTACTGACACCGCCGGAGCCCTCAGTTCCGGTTCTGTTAGAAGAGGTCAAACCAAAGAGCGTACCCGTCTCATCGAAGAGATCGGCACCAGCCAAAAAGAGATCGCCAGACTCAACGAAGAGCGAGCCCCCAAAGCGACGGAACTTCGCAAAGTCGAAGCCGAAGTCGGTCCAATCAAGTACATCGCAGCCTTAATCTACGATGATAGTCAGGACACCAACACACTAGAGAAAGCCGTCAGGGTTATCATTCTAATGTTGGTGTTCGTCTTCGACCCGCTTGCGGTGTTGATGTTCATTGCTGTCAATCAATCAACAGCTGTGCCGTTGAGGAATAGATCAATACAATTCCATGAAGACGACCGAGTTGAAGATGAGGATACGGACATCCATTTGAATAGCAGTGTCCTCGTCAAAGATCAGTTCATCATAGAGAAGTGGTCTAACGGTAACCAGCATAAGCAGGTAAGTTGATTAAATTTATTGTACACTCGTATATCGCAATGATATAATAGAACTCTGTTCCCGCAGAGTGTACAATAATTCGTTAGTGTGTTATAATCAATTATGACATTCACTACCACTGAAAAAACAAAGATACTAAGACTCAAGTCTGAACTGACTGCGCAGTTCTCAGTTAAGATGTCTGCAATATCAGATAGTCTATTCCAAGCTCAAGTTCGTGAGAACTGTATCATCACTGGTGGGGCTATAGCATCTTGCTTCCACAGCGAGAAGATCAACGACATTGATCTATATGCTAAGACAAAAATATCTCTAGACGCTCTTAAGTCATACATTCTTGAATCAATGAAGGCTGACATCAAGGAGATGAAGGCTTATGATCTTGATGATGCAATCCCTCCAGCTAGAACTCACATGATCACTAACAACGCTGTTACCCTGAAAGGTGACCTACAGTTCATCTATCTTGGTACTGCTGATCAATGTAGACTAAAGTTTGACTTCATACATTGCATGCCTTGGTTTGACGTCAAGACTCAGAAGCTCTACATCTCAAAAGATCAATATGACTCTATTGCAACAAAGCGATTGTATGTCAACGCTCTAGGAGAACCTGCGAAGTTTAGACGAATAGACAAATACACTAAGCGCGGTTGGGGGATTGACCGCGTTATATATGATCAAGCACTAAAGGAAGTATAATGAGTGGACTAGGATTTATTGCCCGTGAAGCAGACACAATCTGTGAACTGTGTGGCGTAGAGGACGAATGCCGTCCTTATGGACCTAAGGGAGAGCAGATCTGCTTTGACTGTGGCATGAAAAATGAAGAACTAACGAAGCAACGCATGAACGAATACATCTTTGGCGACCTTAAAAGCCCTGTACATTAATTCGTTTTAGTGGTATAATTATCTCATACAAACAAATTCTATATTATGACTTACTTTATTCGTTCCGGTAACCAATTTGACGTATCTGCCGATGCAGCGCTCGACATTCGTGATGTACTGCCAGCAGGTAATTACATCGTCAAAGAACGCCCAATGGGTGGGCCACTCTTCTTGGAGATGGTTGATAACTTCACTCCTCTAAAGAAGCTGTATGGCAACACCACTCGCCATGCAAGTCGTATCATCAACACGTACCGTGATCGTGGCTCAAGCACCGGTGTTCTGTTGAATGGTGAGAAGGGTTCAGGCAAGACTTTACTAGCTCGTCAACTGTCCATTGAGTGTGCTGAAATTGGAATTCCTACTATCATCATTAATGCACCTTGGACTGGTGATAAGTTCAACAAGTTCATGCAGGACATCTCTCAAGAGTGTATGGTTCTATTCGACGAATTTGAGAAGGTCTATGATTCTAATGAGCAGGAAGTTATTCTGACGCTGTTAGATGGAGTATTTCCTTCACGTAAGCTGTTCGTATTGACTTGTAACGACAAGTGGCGCATTGACTCTCACATGCGTAATCGTCCAGGCCGCATCTTCTACATGTTGGACTTCAAAGGATTGGAAGCAGACTTCATTGCTGAGTACTGTGAAGACAACCTGAAGAACAAGTCCTACATTGAGAAAGTTTGTCAAGTTGGTGCTATGTTCGCACAGTTTAACTTTGACATGTTGAAGGCATTGATTGAGGAAATGAATCGCTACGATGAGACTCCACAAGAAGCGTTGGCTATGTTAAATGCTAAGCCTGAGTTTGCAGGTGAAAGCAAGTTCAAGGCCGAAGTGCGAGTTAAGGGTAAGATGGTCGATAGAGATGATTATGAACCCGAGCGTTGGAGTGGCAATCCACTCACTTCTAGCTCTATTCATGTATCGTATGATCCTGAACCTGATAACGATGATTCTAATCATAAGTATCTTCAATTCGCAACTGAAGATCTGATTCAAGTGATGCCGAAGGAAGGCCGCTTTGTCTACAAGCAAGGTGATGTAGAACTCACGTTGATTCGTGAGCAAGAGAAGACATTCCACTGGGATGCATTTTGATTAAGATCTTTGCTATCTTTGGCTTGCTGGCTATCCTAGTAATGGGTTGCATTGCACTTTTTCAGAATACAAGTAATACACAAAAGCGTGTTATTCTGAAAGTTGTGTGGTATGGGTTTATCTGTTCTGCGGTTTCTGCAGTTGTTCTTTCTTTTATTGTTTTGTTATTTTAAGGTTAATATGAAATCGTTATTTAAAATTGTTATGCTCGTCGCTGCTGTAGTTTCTCTTCAAGCGTGCACTCGTATTGAGACTGGTGAAGTTGGTGTTCGTTTGAATGCTAGCAAACAAGTTGAAGGCGCTGAATTGCAGCCAGGCGGGTTTTATCAAACTCTAGTTGGCTCAGTGATCACTTTCCCAGTTAAAGATCTTTCAATCAATGTTGAAAACAAGTCTCCAATGGCTTCAGACAATTCAGCACTGGCTGATTTTGATATGACTGTTGTTTATGCAATCAATCCAACTTCTGCTGCTGAATTGTATTCTACTAAGTCTCGTTCATTCCATGCTGAGAACAAAGGTGATATCTATCTGATGTATAACTACATGACGACTCTATCTAATAACGCTGCATATAAAGTTGTTCGTCAATATAAGTCATTGGAAGTTGCAGACAATCGTGCTAAGATTGAAGCTGAAATTCGTGATGCAGTCCATGAGCAACTAAAGTCTGAAAAATTAGATAGTGCACTTTCTTTGACTGTAGTTCAAGTTCGTTCGATCTTGCCTAATGCAGAAATCTTAAAATCTGCGACTGAATATGTTAAAGCTCAGAATGAACTGAAGATCAAAGAAACTGAAGTTCAAATTGCTAAGAAAGAATCTGAACGTATGGCAGCACTATCTGCTAACTCTGGCACCTCAATTGCTTACATGCAAGCTCAGGCTGCTATGAAAATCGCGGAAGGTATCGCCAATGGTAAGGTTAACACCATCGTAGTTCCTATGGACTTCAAAGGTATCGTTAACGTTAAATAAAAAAGGGCCTTCGGGCCCTTTACTTTTATTCGTCTATATGATATAATACATTATGAACTATATTACAAGCGATATCCACTTCGGACATAAAAACATTATGTCCTTTTGTCCCGTTTCACGTGCCTTCGGTGAAGGTGACGTTGTCAGAATGGATGAAGAAATCATTCGTCGTTGGAACTCTGCAATCCAACCAGAAGACCATACCTACATCCTTGGTGATATCGCCTTCTGCAATGCTGAAAAGGCGGTACAACACCTTCGTAGGTTAAACGGCACTAAGACACTTATCGTTGGCAATCATGATGCTAAGCTCATAAAGAACGAAGAGTTCTGTGCTGAATTCATTGCTATCCATGACTATCTTACTGTGCAGGTGGATGGAACTAAGATAGTCATGTTCCATTACCCTATTGCGGAATGGGATCAGATGCATCGAGGTGCAGTACACTTCCATGGGCACCTTCATGGTGGAGTGAGTGGCATGGAAGCATATCGTTGTCTTGACGTTGGCATGGACGGCTATAACTGCTATCCTTGGCATTTAAACACAGCAATCACTCAAGCGCTTAAAGGCCAGATCAAAAGTCATCATCAGAAAGGTGTCTAATATGCCAGTGTGTTATCAATTAGTTGGAGTGCCCGGTGTAGGTAAGTCTACATGGGTTAAGAATCAAACTCACTTATTAGGACTTACTATTGTGTCTACTGATTATTGGGTTGAGCAATATGCCAAGAGCCAAGACATGACATATTCTGATGTGTTTGAGGTTACAATGCCTTATGCTATAGAACAGATGTTAGAACAAGTTAGATTAGCATCAAAGTATAATCACAGCATAGTCTGGGATCAGACTTCTACTACGGTCGCGAGTCGTAAAAAGAAGTTTAACATGTTGCCTAACTATGAGCACATAGCTGTGGTGTTTATTACACCACTACGCGGTGAATTGGACGTACGCTTGAGTGGTCGTCCCGGTAAACATATTCCAAAGAATGTAGTAGACTCTATGATTGCAGGCTTTGAAATGCCTACTCTCGAAGAGGGATTTGAAGAAATCGTGATTGTACATTAAATCGTCTTTGTTTTATAATTAATTTTTAAGGTAACCCATGCAAGGAGATAAACCAGTGGCAGCATTATTTAGAGCCAAGATTGAACCCCAGGACGTGATGACAATCACGAAATTTACAACTCTCAAGGAGGGATGGATGATTAAGTCAGATTTTGATCAAAGCTTAGAATATGTTGCAGTCAAGGTATTTCCAACTGAAGCATCTGCTAAAGCATCATCTGGTGGAGCAACTCCGATCAAGGTGAAAGTAGAGTGGCAACTGTGAACATCGACTATAACACCTTCTATAGACTTCGCGTAGATGTTTATAAGAACAATGATGATCTATTTCAACTTGTGTTAGAACGAGTTGACATCAATAAAGATCCTACACTAAAAGCATTCACTGAATCTAAGCAGGAATATTTCTTTAACAAACAACAACTGAAGGACTTCGTTGAACATCTCAATGAAGCAACACATGATTACTTCTAATTCGCCCATCGACTTCTCAAGTATCGCTACAGCATCTGGCGGTACTGATTCTTACACAAACACTCCTGAATTTAAGGAATGGCTTGTAAGTCTTTTGTCTGATGGTAAACCAACCACAGTCACTTTCACTAAGAAAGATGGCAGTGCCCGAGTTATGCGATGCACCCGCAATCCTGAACTGATCCCCACCGAACAACATCCATCAACTGAGTCTACTCGTAAAGCTTCAACGACCAGCGTTACAGCATTCGATCTAGATAAAAATGAATGGCGTTCATTCCTTCCTGAAAACATTACACACATTAATTATGAATTCTAATCTAACCGCTATTGCTCTCATTGCTCTGATCATTGCCCTCGTCGTATTTGGCCCTTGGGTTACTATCTGGACGTTGAACACTTTGTTCCCTCTATTGTCAATTCCATTTAATCTCGCAACTTGGTTCGCAGTTATCTGGCTTGGTGCTTTCTTTAAAACAACCGTGAAGACTAAATAATGACTCAAATCTCTAGCCCCGCAGATCGCGTTAAGATCAAGAAGATGCTTGGAGAGATCTCCGACTCCTACACACGCATGGCTGCTGAGCGTGACCTGATCAAGGAGACCATCAAGGAGATGGCTGATGACTTCGAGCTTCCCAAGCGTACGCTCAATAAGATGGCTAAGACCTATTACAAGCAGTCCTTCTTTAAAGATAGCGCGGATCATGAAGAGTTTGAAAGTCTCTATCAGACCATCGTAGAGCTGAAAAATCCTTAAAAATGTTACGTATAGCCGTGTACATTAATTCGTCTATGGTATATAATAGATCATAATCTGGAGAAAAGTACATGGCTACTACAAAAGCAAAACCCATTAAAGAAGTAAAAGTGGCACCTATCGTGGTGCCAGCGCCTATCGCTAAGGCAGTTCCAAAGGAAGTGAAATTGCTTCCAAGCGAAAAGCGCAATCTCAAACGCCGTGAAGTAGCAGCAAAGGCTGAACAGGTCTTTGGCACTGGCAAAGGTAGTGCTGAACCTAAGATCAATCCTATGACATATACGATTGATCTTATGCGTGCATTGAATTATTATAATGCTGCATACGACAGTAAAGACAAACGTAAATGGGCAATGGCCTATGTTGGCAAAGCACAGGCAAATGAGTTTGATGCTTTGTCTGACTATCACTTCAATTCTGTTGGAACAATCATTCGTATGAAAATGCGTGATGTATTCCTTGAGCCTAAAGAACTTGACTTCATTGATACTAAATTACAAGAGTTGCGTGAACTATCAGCTGCAGGTGGTTTGACTACATCTTCACTTAAAGGTGGTCCTAAAATTAAAGTCGATAAGCCAGTCGTATCAGTTCAAGATCGTGTAATCGAAAATGCTTCAAAGCACATCGGTGAAATCAATGGAATGCTTGATGAATTCATTCTTAATGATGTTGAACTAGATGTTGCATCATACCTCAAAAGCAATGATGTAAGTCCTGCTGTAAGCAAACTTATTCCACCTGCGTTTATTCGTATGATTGCTGAACTCAAAGAAGCAATCAAAGGTGAAGACAAACAATTAGTTGAAGGTTATTCTTATCTTAAGAAGATGAAGCTTAAAAAGCTTTTGAAGTCTTATGAAAGTATTGCAGATGCATGCAGTCAACAGGTTGTTAGTGCCAAAGCAATTAAGAAGCCTACCATTCGAGTTATCAAAGAAAAGCCTGCATCAGTGATTGCAAACAAAGTTAAGTTCCTACGTGAATTCCCTGAACTTGGTTTGAAATCAGTTATGCCAGCGACAATCGTTGGTGCTTCTGAAGCATGGATTTACAACACTAAGTACAAGAAGATTCAAGTCTATCGTGCACTTGGTGATGGCAAACTCTCACTTAAAGGTACTACCATCATTAACTATGAAGTAGCATCCTCTGATTCTAAGACTGTGCGTAAGCCTGAAACAGTTAAGCTCTTTGTTGCAATGGCTCGCAAGACTATAGCTACAGAGTACAAAGCATTGACTACGAAAGTTGCTGCAGTTAACGGTCGTATAAATGAAGACTCTATTATCCTTAAGGTGTTCGCATGATTTTAATTGACTATTCAGCAGTATGTGTTGCGGCAATTCTTGCCTTCTCTGCTGATCTTAAACGTGGTTCTGAGAATGAAAAGAAAGATCTCATTCGCCACGTAGCACTGTCTTCTATCCGTTCTTACAAAAAGAAGTACAGCAAGGAATTCGGTGAAATTGTTATCGCTTGTGATGGTCGCCACTACTGGCGCCGTGAAGTGTTTCAATATTACAAAGGCAATCGTAAGAAAGCCCGTGAAGCATCTGACATCGATTGGAAGTTGATCTTCGATACGCTGTCTGAGATTCGTAATGATCTGATCGCTCACTTCCCATACAAAGTTATCCTTATTGATCGTGCCGAAGGTGACGATGTCATTGCTGTGATCACTGAATCTACTCAAGAGTTTGGTCAGTTTGAACCAGTGATGATCGTATCTTCTGATAACGACTTCGTTCAGCTTCAAGAATACGACAACGTAAAGCAATTTAGTCCTATGACTAAGAAATTAATTGCAGTAAATAAGAAGCAACTTCATGAAAAGCTTATCACTCACGTAGTGAAAGCCGGTGATGATGGTATCCCCAACATCCTATCTGCCGATGACGTCTTTATGACTGGAACTCGTCAGACTTCTGTAAGTGCTAAGCGTCTCGCTGAATTCATTGAGATCGGTATCGATGCATGTCGCAATGATCTTGAGCGTGCACGCTGGCAGCGTAACTATACCATGACTAGTTTCAAGTGTATTCCTGAAGACATTAAGGAATCCATCCTTACCGCCTACGCTGTCAAGGCTACCGGTGATAAGAACTCGA